ACAAAAGTGTCGTCTGCCGAACGACGGCGGTTCAGCCGACATACATAAAAGTGTAGTTTGCCGAACGACGGTTTTTCACGATGGATATACTCACATGTTTAAGACTTAGTATTCGTCATGCAAAAATCGGCTTTGAAATAATACGCATATAATTCTAATTGGAGAATATGAATACACAAGTCAAAATCGCATACGCAAAGGAGGTGTAGATTATTGCAAAAGCCTGAATACTTCACAAAGTTCCCAAACGATTATATTCAGGGAGATATCAGGTCTAAATATGGAGTTAGCAGAAAATTTTATATAACTTATATCCTTATTGACAGATATAGGTCTTATGAAGATTATAGCTGGATAACAATCAGAAAGGTTATGGAGTTTTACGGATACAAAACAACAAAGCATAAGCCAAAGGTGTTTCATGAGATATTGGATGTGTTGGAGTATATGATTAATAACCGCATGATCGAAATAAAACAAAACCTGGACTCTATCGGATATGACACGGGAATCGAAATTAAAGTTATTCCGGAAAATTTTGATGTAGCGGACAAGTTTTCCAAAATTACATCATCGCAGCTTGATTTTATCATGATGGCAGAATCGAGTATAAATAAAGAGAATTTGCTGATGGCATTTTTATATATCAACTCTTATATTTACATCCGTCCTCGAAATAATAGGAATCAGGAAATCATGAAAAATCCAAGTTCTAAACCGGAAGCATTTTGGAAAAGCGTTGATTCTATGTCCAAGGAACTATCGATGTCAAAAGATACTATCAACCAATGTATAACATGCTTTACTTCTGCCGTTGCGGACAAGCAGCCAATTCTCATAAAGATAAACGTCGAAGATGTGAAAGCTTATGTTGGAAAAATTCCTCAAAATATTCCGAACGTATATGTACTCAACAAAAAAGGATATGAGCAAGAGGTAAAATGGGCGATCCAAAAAATGCTACAAATTTACAACATTCATCCATCAGTAAATGCAGATGGAGAATAAATAAATGTAACCCATCAATCACAGCTAACCAAAAGGAGTGGTGCTATGAAATTTAAAACAAAGGAGATAAGAATTTATGGTAGGGGATTTTATTTTAAGGGAGAACCGTAATCGGTTTGGAGGAATTGTTGCAGAATTTGATTTTTATGGACCAAGTGGTGATCCATCAACAGGTTCAATCATTGCAAGCAAAATTGCGTCAGACTTTGCATTTGACGATCAATGTCGCAAAGCCTTAGAAGCGAATGGGAGGTATGGCGCATGATCGAGAAAAATTTTGACAAAAACAACGAAAACTGCATCGAATGGCTTACTGGACAGAGATTTATAACGATTACTGCTACGGAACGAAAAATGATCAACCGGTTAAAGAAGTTATATACAGAACGCAAAGACGAATTCATCAGTTTTACAGAGAATAAGGATGGTTCTGTTTGTGCCAAAATTCCTAGACGTTGGGAAAAAATAAATGCAGGCGCAAAGCCAGATGCACCGAAAAAGAAAATATCTGAAGAACAGAAAGCGCACAATGCTGCCAGACTTGCCGAGTACAGGGAGAAAAATAAGAGCAATAAGTCAAAATGAGAAATACTGAACAGAAATTTTTTGAACGCGCAAAGCAAGTCGCCGCATTATCCGATGCAAGCTACTCTCCCACTGGCTGCGTTGCAGTATACAGAGGTGTTGTGATCGCCGCCGGATGTAACTCGCAGAAAACCCATCCAATGCAGGACAAATATAATCGTTATCGCGGTTCGAGTAAGACGAACTATTTCATTCCGAAAATTCACGCAGAAATCAACGTTCTTTCTTCTATTCGTCATATGGATATCAATTTTTCCAAGGTGGATTTATATATTTATAGGATTTGTAATAGCCGACCGATGGGTATTTCGCGCCCTTGTCCGTCATGCATGGCTGCCATTAAGGATTTTGGGATCAGAAACATTTATTATACGACCGACGACGGCTTTGCGCATGAATATCTAGCGAAAGGAGGCGTTGCTTAATGTGTATGATTTGTAGACAGCATAAGTGCCCTCCAGGATGTCCAAATTACGCGCCGCCAAAAGTAAAACACTACTGCTCTATTTGCGGGCAAGGGATTATGGATGGCGAACTATTTTTAAAGAACATCGATGGAGAATATATACATTATGACTGTGTTACCGGCATCCGGCAATTGTTGGAATGGCTCGGTTATAAAATTGAAACTATGGAGGACGATGAGTGATTGATAAGACACTCGCATCTCCCTAAAAACAAAACAGAGAATAAGTTTGTAGAATTATGAAGAGGAGGTTTTGTATGACTGATTATGAACCAGAGTTAATGTACGCGTTGGATTCTGAAGGCGAATATTCTGATTGGAAGAATGTTTATAATGTAAGCGGCGACGACGTACTATATTGTCCTATCTGTTCAGGAAGAGTTAAACTTTGGAACGGTCAAGACCCAAACAGGACATATAAAAAGCAGAGATGCTTTCATCATATTGATAGCATTTGCTCGCAAGAAAGCAGAATTCATTTTGCATATAAGACGTGGCTAATCGAAAAGGGAAGGCGCTTCAAAGTAGGCGACACCATATATGAGGTTGCCAGCGCAGAAACAGAAAAGACATTTCATACAAGTTTTGGCGATTACCGTCCAGACATTTCGGTAAGCACTGTATGTGGCAAGGATTTTTTTATTGAAATAAGTTATACCAGCAAAAAGACGGATGAATACATTTTAAAATGGGATGAACTCGGACGAGATGTGCTGGAATTGGACGTCAACGAAGAACTTGCAAAAATAGTGACAAGTGATATTCCTGAATTTAAACTAATCTACTCTTCCTCCACTGGAGAATGTAACATTAAACGCTACGTTAGACAAGATTACGATGATATGATCTCCAATCGAAAAATTTATTGGAGCAGCCATGATATTGTCAATTACAAAATACAGTGGGAACGATTGGACCAGTTTTGGTTGAAATTGAGAAATTATTACATTTGGAATGCTACACTGAATGATCTGATTGATGCATTTCGTCAATTGGAGCCAGATGATCAAAGATTTATATGCAACAGGATGAGAGGAAAACATGCTTCTTTGAAATATGAGCTTGAACGCAGTTACACGAATTTTGAAGATTATAAGAAAGCGCGTTTGAATTATATTTCCACAGTCATCAGGAATCTGAATCAGGAATTCGGATATAACTCTCATAGCAAGTGGAGTAAAACACGGCTACGGAGACAATCGGACATGATCGTTTTTTACAATTCTGATACCACTGAAGAATATCATAGTTTGCCAGTTAGATACGAAATGTCAAAACAATCAATTTACGATTTCTTTCATCCGATCATGAAAAAACATTACGAAGAATACATTCTTCCACGCAAGAAACGTTTCGCCGACGAAGAATTGTATGTTGAAAGCGAATTAAAACCGCAATTGAACGAAATTCGCAAAGAAATCAAAGCTTGCAAAAATAGATTATGGGATATGGATTTTTCTATTGACGACCATAGGCGTACAATGCGTTGTCATGTCAACATAGTCCTTGCTAACAAATTTAAGGCTGGAATTTATATAGATGTTCAAGATGTTAAAATGAGTCGTCTTAATATAAAAGAAATTATTACCCAAAAGATGGATGGCCTTTTAGAAATGGCAATGAGAGGAAGCTTAAACGGCTATACTATTTCTAAAATCAGAGTTGTGGAGGCATGTTGATATGGTAAATAATGCTGGTGTATATATACCAAGTATTGACGCAAAAGATATTTACCTGTCATCTCATTATATAGAGGATAATCCAGAAGGATATAATCTAAAATTAAAAGACGGTCAATACAATTTAAGAAAATTCATCAATACGCTTGATTACAGTCTTGATCTAATAGAATTAAAAGAGATCTACTACAAGAAATTTAGAAAGCATGATTTTTCTTTTAGAGTGAAAAAACATGATTATTCTGTAAATGTAATCAATCTTACCTTCAAGTATTCCGTTAAAGAATGGAATCAGATGAATAAAAATACCTTTGTGAAGCTCGGATATGACTACAGAGATCTGGTATTCGACGATGGAATTGCCAAAAACGCAGAAGGTGAAGTTGTTGGAATAAAGATAAACGAAAGAATAGAACATCCTGTCCAGATCCCAAAGCCTTTTGTGATGGAAGAAGTTCGTATTTACGACAAAAAAGATAAGACTCTTTTAAAAGAAGTTCAGACTCAGTATCGCAAAAGAGGCGAACCGAAAACAATTAAAACGAATGCAGAACTACGAACTGAACTTTACAAAAATGGATTTGTTTGTAATGGAGTAAAATATTGTAGAATGAAGCGTTCTACCGGTTCCGCAAGAGTTGGAAAATGTTTATTCATTCGAGAAGATCTGTATGAGCCAATTTTGAAGTTCAGTTCCGGCGGATTGAAATACAATTATGGAGATCCGATTGATCTGGCTGCATATGAAGGATACATAGCGCTTCCTTCCAGCAGCATTATCGATACGATTCCAATCAAACCAGAGAATATTCTTCTGATTGATGATTATGACAGCGTATTTAGAGAAGATGTAATTGAAACGCACGACGAAAATGGATGGTTGGAAACCACTGAGAAAAATTGTGAAATTACAAACACAATTTGGGATGGGCAGTCTCTTATGGATATTTCGCTATTTGGAGATTATTCAGAATATGGCATGGTTCTTCTTCGAAACCTTATGTTTAAGTCCTGCTGTTTTAACTGTAACATCCAACAGTGGTTTAAAGATAACAACATAACTGATGTTTCCCAGCTTAACGGCAAAACAAGGGCCACCTGTATTGAAGACGTGAAGTTAATCACAACGCCGAACAGTATCAAATACTTGAAATTCAGTACATGGGATGAATGGCTCGATCATCTGTACCCGAATTTCGGAGTTGTAAAACACGACAAAAAGACACATTTCTTTGGTGGGCGGCTGGTTCAAACTCACTATCAGCTGCTCAATACCTTGCAGATGTCTAAGGATGAAGTGGAAGATTTTTTGCAGGAGTCTCTTGAATTTGCACAGATGCTAAGAGATCGTCCAGAAGTTGTTCGGTATTACATAAAATATCCGGATATTGATGAGTTGTCTCCTATGAGCCGCCCTATAATCAGCAGAAATGACGTTGTTTACAATCTCATGTGTATAAACGACAATTTTACAAAAACGAAATATTATAAGGAGTTTTTAATTGATCTGCTTCGCTCCTACTACAAGAATTTGAAAAATGGTCATATATACGTTAATGGGAACTACTCTACTCTACTCGGCAATCCAATTGAAATGCTGCAACAGGCGATCGGAAAATTTGAAGGTAAGAGTCAAATTGGAATCGGAAATATTCATAGCACGCGTTTTGAATATAACAAGACTCTTCTTGCGAGTAGATCACCTCATGTTACCATCGGAAACATTTGGCTGCCATACAACACGGAGAATAAGTTAATAGACTGTTACTTAAACCTTACGAATGAAATCGTTTGTATAAACTCTATTGGAGAAAATGTATTGCAAAGACTTTCTGGCGCAGATTTTGACAGCGATACTGTAATGCTGACAGACAATGAAAAGCTGATTCGCGCTGCGAAAAGAAACTATTATATATTTAAAACTCCTACATCGTTCGTAAGTTCCACAAAGGTAAAGAGATTTTATACACCGGAACAGCAGGCAGATCTTGATATTAAAACCTCTGTAAATAAAATTGGCGAAATTGTCAATCTTTCGCAGGAGCTGAATTCGTTGTTATGGGACAGAATGTATTCCGGCGCTACGTATGATGATATTAAAGATTTGTATTATGATATTTGCCAGCTGGATGTTATGTCTGGTATTGAAATTGATAAAGCCAAAAAGGAATTTATTATTAATAACAGCAAGGAATTGGACAAGCTACGTGCAAAATACGACGAATTTGTTCGTGAATACGAGGAAACTGAAACTGGAGAATTGATTAGAGGACGGAAAAAGACGCCACACTTCTTCTCGCATATTTCAAAACAAAAAGGATATTACAATCCAGAGAAAAAGAACTATTGTAAGTACCATACCTCAATGGATTATTTGCAGACGATCATCAACGGATTTAAAATTAAAAACTCCTACAAAAAAGACTGGCTTCCATTTGTATCCATATTGGACAACTCTGCTTTCAGAACGTCGAACATTAACCAAAGGCAGATAAATAAGATATATAGTATCTTGAAAAAATATATCAATGACAGGAAGAACATATATAATTGTGAATCAGAATCAAGAGAAGAACGCAATGAAAAATCTGAAAAACTCAGAATTGATTTAGTTTCCGATATTGAATCTGAAATAATTGGATTCTCTACGCTATACAGACTACTTTCGTCGCTCGAAGATAAAGAAAATTCGCAAATAAAAAATCTGCTATTGGAAGTTTTATACCAATGTGGTAACACAAGTTTTAATAACGCTATCATTCAATCCAGAAAAGAAATCTCACAGCTTGAGGAAAACGGATCTGATATAAAATTGTTTAACATTGGATTTAAAATTACAAAAAAACGGGTTAATTCAGAAATCGAGGGCTGATTTCACCACCTGTGCTGGCGCTATTTCTACGTTACATAGGAGAGGTGTTGTTTCAAGTATCAGACGCAAAATTTACAAAAAAAGGGCTTAATTCAGAAATCGAGGCCGTTTTTCGACACTCGTATGAGCGCTTTTTTTACGTTACATAGGAGAGGGTAGTTTTCCACCTATTATTTCACAGATTACTACCCTACTCTATCGTAAATTTTGCAATTGTTATTATAGCAAAGGAGGGTTTGCGATTCAACAAGAAAAAAAATATTATTCACAAAATGATGTAGCAAATGAGATACAGGATAGGATTGGTTGTTCATCAACAGATGCCTTTCGCGTGCTTAATTCGTTGGGCGATGTGGTAAAGGATAAATTTAGCGATGGTGGATGCGTGGAAGTAAAATTATTCCCAGGGCTAAAAATAACTTCAAGATATATACCACTTGAACGATCAAGATCTAACCTTAATATCAACACTGATTTTGTAATATCTATGGATTCCGTGTTTACGGATAACTTTCGAAAAAAAGTCAGAGCAATGTATAAACATCGAGAATAAAAGATTGTAACAAGTGCTACAATTCAAGGATTAAAAGGAGAAAATATTATGGTATTAAAAGAAGCATTCGAATATCAGAACTTCATCAGCGATCTTATTTCCATAGCTTCTAATTATCTGGACAACAGAAGCTTCATCACCGAGACAGTTCAGAAACACCAGAAAACAAAGGTAAATAAAGATGCTACGGACGAGGAAATCAAGGTTTCAACGGCTTATTCTGAAATGGAATTTGAGCCAAATGACCTACTGAATCTGATGTCTAAGTTATTTGACGAAAAAGACGCTGTTTCCGCCGCTATTAAAAAAGCGAAAGACGATCTGGATTTTGACGTGGATTCCGCCGTTGGCATGAATAAACTCAAGCAGAAGTATCTTAATACACTCTCTGCTATGGGTTCTATGAAGAATACTGAAAGAGACGGTCAGGCAACTGATTACAAATTTGATATTAATGGCGAGCAGAAGCCTTATAAATATCCAGTAAAGGAAGTAACCACTATCCGATACGACCGCAACAGCGTGAAGGGGCTTGAAAAGAAAACTCGCCGAGAAACCTCTGAAACTTCTATGAAGATTGACGCGGCTATGGTTACGACTGTTGTGGATTTTGAACCGAAATATGAAATCGGTTCTACTCTGGAGGATGTAGTGCTGCAATAAGCGGCACTCTCCTACCAATAATGCCAATGAGAGAATTGGAGTAAGTCAATTGATGGCTAACCGCTTCAGATGCAGATGAAGTGTAACGCTGCAAGGTGTGAACAGAACCATATCTGGTCAAAAACTTTTTTGATGGTAAGTGTAAATTTTAAAAATATACATAGCTATTAACGCAAGAGAAAGTTGCGAAATTACAAATACTAAGATGAATGCGTTTCGCCCTCTCGTTAATCCTACACATCAAAAGATCTTCACTTCACCACCCGATACTCCATAACATCCTAACATCGTTTCGCCGCATATAGATTAATAGATATTGATTTAAATTCTTCGGATTTGAACTGGTCTGATAAATTAATTATGAGAATAATTCTACTATATTTGCTTCGGTAAATATGACAATTGGTTGGAATCGAAAGATGTTATTCCAGTTTTCTCATTGGCATTATTGCCTTCATTTCAGAAGGAGATGCAGATTTATCCCGTTGTCCTCCTGCTATTTTGTTCACGGGATATCCGCACTTCTATCTTATGTTATTTTTGTTTCATTTTTTATTATCTCCTTTCTTTTGTGGCGGCTGTGTTCGCAAAGTGCAGCATGGTCGCCATGTCTCAAAAATCATCGCGGAATGACGAGCAATTGGACGCTCATCTGACTCATTATCAGAGGTATGCAGGTTCGAATCCTGCTTCCGCAATTCCCGCCGCTGTAGTGTAGTTTGGTCTAGCATGGCTGGCTTCCAACCAGTAGACTCGGGTTCAAATCCCGATAGCGGCTTAAAAATTCCATCGAGAGCATGGAAAATATGGAAGAAAAGGATGTGTTTTACTATTTTTACGATCACGAAAAACGAAATGGAATTCCTGGTAAGGAAGGGATTCAAATGGGGCGACGACATTCATCGGACGAACTCTAATCGCCACACTTATTATGCCACTGAGTCAAGAGCCATTAAGACTACTTTGGAAAACTATCGGAAAAACAAAACAATTAGTGCGTAACCCGCACAGGAGGATTAAAAGGATTATGGCAAAAAGTAAATTACAGTTTAAAAGAAGCACAACAGACAAGTTGAACATCAAAGGAACTCTATCTGACGACAGAGCAAGTATTGTTTATGTGGACGAAAATGACACAGAACAGGTAGTTGCAATCAGTGACCTTCTGAATGTTTTTAGAAATCAGCCAATTGAATTTACTGTGCAGTTAAAGTCTGAAGATGAGCTTGATATCATTCCAGCCGACGACGAAGAATAGAAAGTTGGTGGCTGATTGACCGATTTAAACAGACGTGAAAATGAAACTGATTTTGAGTGGAAATTAAGATGCTGTCTTGCCAAAAAACGCGGCGAGACAGACATGGACTGGATTGAAATTCGTGACATGCTCGGTCTAAATATTACACCGGATCAGCTGAGAAAAATTTCTGTAGGTTACGCGGAATACGACGATTATCTTAATGGAAATTCCGGTGTTGCTACTACTATTCTATCTATTTCTGATTTACATATCCCATTTCAAAAACCCCTTGAAACATTTGAAAAATATGCCGGAAAGATTGATGTGTTGCAGTTAAATGGTGATCTTATTGACTGCATGGCGTTATCTCGTTTTACAAAAACATTCCGCGTGTCTCCAGTTGAAGAAATGATCGTGTGCCGTCAGTACCTGATTGATCTTATTACGATGATTCGTCCTAAAAAAGTTCTCGCAAATGACGGGAATCACGAGATCCGACTGGGCGCAACTCTTGCTAAAAACCTTGATAACGAATTGCAGGAGCTGATGCCAGAATCCGCGCTGGAATATATTTTCATGGACGGGTTTACTCATTATGATCGCAAAACTCACGCCAAGACAAAGTATGCTCCGCTGTGCGAAGTGTTCGACGACATCGATGTTGAGTATACGGGAACGTGGTATTCGCAGTATAAAGATGTGATCTTCTGTCATCCTAAAGCCTTTTGTAGCAATCCGATGAAAACGGCTGAAAAGGCTCTTTATTGGTTTCGAAATGAGGGTCATGTTTTTCGAGCGCTCATAATGAGCCACACGCACCGCCTTGGTTCCTATAAGATTGGAAATTCCATGATTTATGAACAGGGATGTTGCTGTGATACGAGCAGAATGAGATACAACGACGGGCAACTGATTAACTCTCAAAAGGAGGGCTATATTGTTGTCTGCTTGGACAAAGATGGGCATGTAATTGAAGAAAAAACTAAGCTTGTTTCATTAAATTAAATGATGAAATATAACAGAGAAAACTTGAGGAAAGTGAGAATAGTCCTCTGCCTTATATGACAGCGAATGAGATACACGGTGAGACGCGTGTATGACAGCGAGGAAGAAGTAAAGGTGAGACGCTTTGCAAACATATAGGGAGTATAAATGGTTACTAAATTCACCAGAAAAGAATTACAAAGAATTTGTTGTAATGATGATGAAATAAAACTGATTATGGATTACCAAAAACGGTTTCCGATCATCTTAGACAACGAAGATAATATTGAGAAGTTCTGCATTGATGCTAGGCAGCTATGGGAAGAATTGGAATGTCCGCAGGGTCAGTTCAATAAATGGGTTGAGAGAAAATTTAAGCCTTATGGATTCGTAGAAAACGTCGATTTTACTGCATTTGGACAAAAATGTCCAACTGCAAATGGTGGTTATACGATCTCAAAAGAGTACACGTTATCTGTTGATATGGCAAAACAGTTGGCCATGATTGACAAGAAAGAATCTGGTTTTATCGCAAGAAGATATTTTATCCTTATGGAACGGATTGCGAAAGACCATAAAGATTGGCTAGAGACGAGAAATCCAGAAAGAAAAGATTATAAAAATATGTGCGAATCGCTCTCGGATAACATATTTAAGCATAGCGCTAGACCGGCTGATAAATATGATTATTCGCGTGAGGCGAACATCTTAAATATAATCTCTTGTGGTTCTGAGGCACAGTCAATACGAAACTATTTTGGATTAAACAGTCAGAACGAATTAACTCGTGATAGTCTTCAAAAGGATTACAACGAAAAACTGGCATTTTTGCAGAAACAGAACATGATTTATTTAAAGTTGGATATGTCAATCGTTGAAAGAGTCAAAATGCTAATTGCTTCTTTCGATGTAATTTATCCGACAGCATCTCCTGTTCTTCCTTGGTTGTCAAGGGATGACATGATGAAAGCGAGAGAAAATTTGATAAACAGATTATCTGGTTGATGAACAGCTCTTTAGTGGCTGTTATTTTTATGCCCATTTTTACGGAGAGCGGCTGAAATATGCTACTCTCCCATTTTTAAAAATAAAAGGATTAAAAGGAGAAAATATATTATGACAAGAAAAGATGTTATTCAGGAAATGACTGCTAGAACAAATGAAAAATACAACGAAATGCTGGAAGCCGAAGGAAAGCTCACTGATAAGGACAAGTTTCATAGGAGAGATGTCGCAGCGTTTTTCGCAGCTTTTGAAGAGCTTGTAACAGAGGCAAAAGGCGACAAGGTGCCTGTTCCGGGATTAGGTTATTTTACCAAGAGACATGTTAATGCCAGAGCTGGCGTGATGAAGGGTGTTGCTTGGGAAAAACCTGAACATGACGAACTGACTTTTAAAGTTGATTCCGCCATCAAGGAACTATGAGGTAACGAGTATGCATTTTGATGATGTTTATGATTTGGTAGATGCAGTTGTAGACAGATTTTCCTACGAAGAAGATAAACATGACAAAAATTCAGATGGCGATATGCCATTCGTGTGTGTCGTTGCTGGATATGACATTATGCGGCAGGTTCTGAAAGTGATGCTGGAAATTACTGATTTTGCCATTGGAAATTTGGAACTGCTCAATGCTAAAGTGGATGGATATGACAAAGAGTATGTTTTGACGATTTCGCCGGATTGCGAAGTTTCTGTCGAGAGATGTTTTGTAAATAGCGTTCCTCATCCAGAAGGCGATTATGTGTATTGCTACAATGATATTGTATTCGTTCACGGCGATGTAAATTCCAGATTTTATATTAAGAATAAGAATTTTGCGAAAGAAATTATTGATTTCGATTTAGAGGATGATGAGGATGATTGCGATGGATGCGGATATTGCGAAGGCTGCGCTCCGTTAAAATCGTTTGAGATCGAGATCGACACAAATGATCTGCTGGATATTTTGGCGGATGTTCTAAGATGATGAATTGAGTGCGTGGCTGTGAGTTGCGCACTCTTTTTGTATGGGCAGGTATGCCTAGCGGCGAGGGCAAGGGACTGTAAATCCCCCACAAAGAAACATCAGAGGTTCGATTCCTCTCCTGCCCACTGAACTAAAAAATATACGTCCGTAACGAGAAATTTTCGAGTGAAATCATTTAGACTATTACATATTGTTGCCGGATGAAATGAACGAAGAAACTTATGAAAAAATATTGGATAGATATCTGAAAGAGGTGGCTTAGTATTTATTACTATCTTACTTCTTTTTATTTTTTGAAGGGAAGTGAGGTATAATGGGAAGAAAAATACAGCACAATAATATTGTAACAGAAGAATTGCTGTTGCAATGTAACAAAGAGAATATAGAATTAGGGAATGATTTTTTGGATTACCTTCGTTCGGTTGACAGATCCCCAAATACTATTGAAGCATATGCCAATGATTTGCGAATTTTCTGGGTGTATCTTTTTCAACATTGTAATAATAAGTTTTTTGTCGATCTATCTAAAAGAGATATTTCGAAGTATCAAAGTTATTGTCTTACAGAATATAAATGGAGTCCGGCGAGGATGCGCAGGGTTAAATCAACTCTATCATCGCTTTCAAACTATGTTGAAAATATGCTGGATGATGAATATGATGGGTTCCGACCTATAATTAGGAAAATTGAAAATCCAACAAATGAAAAGGTGTTTACAAAAACCGTTTTGGAAGACTCTCAGCTAGAGAATTTACTTAAAATATTAGTTGAAAAGGGTAGGTATGATCAAGCATGTATGCTATCTTTGGCTATGAATAACGGTAGAAGGAAAAGTGAGTTGCCTAGATTCAAAGTTTCCTATTTTGACGATGAAAACATTATTTATGGCTCTTTATATAAAACACCGGAACAGATAAAAACGAAAGGTAGGGGCAGTAGAGGCAAATATCTTACTGCATATACACTTTCAAAGCCATTTAAACCATATCTTGATTTGTGGATGAATTACAGGAAAGAAAATAAAATTGATTCAGAATGGTTGTTCCCTAAGAAAACTGCCGGTAAATATGTAGACGAGCCAATTGATAAAACAACTCTCGATAGTTGGGCAGAAACATTTAGCAGTTTGCTTGGCGTTGATTTCTATTGGCACTCTTTGAGACATTATTTTACAACTGCATGTTCTCGCAGCGGATTGCCAGATGACGTTATTCAAATGCTAGTTGGCTGGCAGTCTTTAGATATGGTGTCGGTCTACAAAGACCTGACACCTGACGAACAATTTGAAAAATATTTCGTAGATGGTGAAATAAGAAAAGTAGAACAAGCGTCGATTTCTGATCTGTAAAGCAAATAAGATTGCAGAAATCGACTTTTGTTCGCTTTCCCTTATCTTCTCCCACTTTTCGTGATATAATATATCAAAACCCTCTAGTATCTCAATCCTCATAGGGGACGAACGTATATTAACCCCTCAAACAATAGTAGTTCAATCATATTAGAGGATCATACCCCATAGAGGAATCAATCAAAAGCCGATTGGATAATTCTGGGTTGCTTTATTACGATGTATATTGTATATTAAAATTGCATATGATATAATACTCTTGCAAAGTATTGTGAGAAGGAGGTCGAATTATGGGCGATTCTTACAGAAAACTTGATATTGCGAAGCTGGCATCTCGTAAACATGGAACCATCTCGACTTCGGACGCTCTTCGCAGCGTATCTCCTATGGGATGGAATCCAGAAGTTTATACTGGCGAAAAAAAAGTTTTGATAAGCAAACAAGGAATTTCTTATGTGCAAAATAGGTGATATTATCATCGTTGATAAGTATAAAGATCACGGAAAATCTATACGGTCACACTCTTTCGTTGTTGTCAGCGATGAGAACGGAGAAATACATGGACTGTCCTATGATTTCGTGGCGAATGTCCTCTCCTCCTTTAAAAACGAAGAACAAAAGCGTAGAAAATTAAATTATCCGGGCAATTTCCCGCTGACTTCGGAAGACGTTGATACCGATCCTAACAATGGGAAAAGCGGTTACATAAAAGCCGATCAGTGGTATTATTTTTCAAAGGATAAGATTTCATATATGGTAATAGGTAATATGAAGTCGGACATTTTTAATCTGCTTATTGACTATATCGAAGAATCAGATTTTGAAATCGTCGATATAGTTGATAACCTATAGACAATAGCTCGCCTGCCAGGTGTAGGAGGAGTTCCTGAAGGCGTCATGTGTAATACATGGCGCTTTCTGCATCAATCGCTCACCATGATGTGAAAGGGTGTGCTAGAACGTATTTGGCAACTATGCCAATGGCGTTTTCTATTTTCTAAAGCAGTCAATGTAGACAATGTCTGCACGACTGTTTCAATTTTGACTTATAAACAATATTTATATGTGATATATTTTTCTAAGAAAAGACAGGCAATTCCCGTTAGACGGTTTTGAGTCAATATTTGGTCGTATTAGCTAATAGAAAAACATATTAACACAACAAAAGTAACCGCTTATTGATCTGGGCGGTTATTTTTGTGCGTCAATTTATCAACAAGGCGAATTATGTAGGCGGTAAACACACCGCTCAAAACTCTGTCAAAAATTTCCAATAAATCGAAAATATATAGTAAACGGTTTCTGGTATACATACGATGTACTTCGGCGAATTTCGCAAGTTAGGAACCAGAAGCGGGTAAGACACCTGCACACCAATGATGACAACATTGGTTCAAGACGGCCTGTCGATTCGTTGGCAGACTTTTACTCAATAAGCATGAATGGGATACTACACAAGGCCATAAGTATCCTATTCTAAACAACTGCGCAAGTATAGCGCAAGTCAACTAGTTAGTGCTTCATGCTGATATTTGTTGCAACACCAACTACCCATATGATGACAACATATGGACTAGACGGCTCGTCACCGTCTATTTCTGTGCGAGAAGCCTGACGTCGAAAATCCTAGCTGGGATGCATACTGGCTCTGATTCTGAGTGTTCATCACGCTCTCTCGCCCTATTGACCCGTCGCCCAATTGGTTAGAGCGCACGACTGTTAATCGTGAGGTTGTGAGTTCAAGTCTCACCGGGTCAGCTATTAAAATCAAAAGAAAGGAGTGGAATTTTGCAATGGCATTGTCATTTCAGGATTCTGTTAATAAGCAGAAATTATTAAAAAATGTAGAAAATGAAGTGTCTACAGTGAGTTTAGATAGTGACATCGCTTTATACGAAAGCAATGCTGTGAATGTTTTAGCTGTCGATGATTTTTCGGTTAGTAATAAATACTTATGGTATGACGATTATAGTGATGACGAATTATCCACGGTTGACGCTAAAAAGAACATCACAGTAAACGAGAATCAGATTAATATTACGCAAGAATCTAATTCTCAGTTTGTTCCATTCCAGATGAATCGATACTACGACGGAATGGACTTAATGAAAATGACCATCATGGTCCATTTTGTTACGGCGCAAGGATATGAAGATAACGCGACGCCGATAAACGTAAGTTACAATAACGAAAAAATTAGGTTTGGTTGGCTAGTCAGCAAAAATGCGACCGCACACGAGGGCGATCTGCAATTTGAAATTCAGGCTATAGGTACAAACTCGAAAGGTGACGAGTATATCTGGAAAACAAAGCCGAACGGTAAACTGAACATTCTGAAGTCTCTTGCCGGAAATGGTGTTATCGAGCCGGACGAGTCATGGATCACATCTTTTCTATCTCAGGTAACTGAAAAGGTTGGAGAAGCACAGGAAGCCGCAACCCAAGCAAAGAAATACGCGAATGATGCAGCTCAGTCTGCCGCAAGTGCAGGAAATATCGTTGTTGACGCGAAGAATGAATTGGCGAGCACAGTTGACTCTTCTATTGCTTCTAAGTTGGAGCCTTACTACACTTCTGCGCAGGTTGATGAGTTGCTAAAAAATGTTGACCTGACAGATGTTTATAAAAAGATTGATGCAATCGACGGATTGGCAAAATTTAAAGTAGAATACGATTCCGTAAATAAAACAATCACGTTTTATAACGACACCACGGTTATCGAGGCGATTAAATTAAATACCGATCCATCCGCAGAATGGGTGTCATCTTATGGGCAGATCGTAGACAGCAAGATTTCGACTGCTACTACTCCGATCACTGAATCAATCAGTGAATACAAGGGAAAGGTGGATGCAGATCTTGCGGAAATTCATAAGAACATCGACGACCTTCCAGAAACACTTAAAACACGGTACTACGACAAAAATTCTGTAGACACTCTTCTGCAATCCAAAGCGAATTCTGCTGAAATCACAAGCCTTTCCAGTAAAATAGACGCAGTTGAACAGACTGCGAACACCAACAAAACAAGTATTTCATCTGTTGGCACAAAGGAGACTTAATTAGAGGATCTGGTCAGAAATATTGAGACCGATCCTGGCAAAACATATAACGCAACATATAACAGCGAAGACGGGCTGTATACCCTCTACGAAATTGAAAACGAGGGAAAAGATGGTGAAGTAAGCACCGTTAAAGCCCAGTTTAAAATCGTAGGCGGAGGCGGCGGAAGCGCTACTACAAGCACTCTGAAGATCGAATATATAACCAAGTCTCCGTTCGTTGTGACGGCAAATGATAAAGCCATTATCAAATATAACTTTTCTGGATTAGATTCTTCTGGAGATGCGGTTACAGAAGGAACATATACTTGGAAAATTGGAAATAAAGTAATTGCAACTGGTACGGCGTTTAATGGCGAAAACTCTTTTGACGCAACGAATTTTATTTCCACTGGAACGCAAAAACTACTGCTTACCATTACAGATGACGCAGGCAGTTTGGTAACAAAAAGCTGGTCTGTCCAGCTGGTAGACATCCGAATTGAATCTTCTTTTAATGATAAATTGACGTACCCCATAGATGTTGTGTCGTTTGATTACACGCCTTTCGGTGCTATTTCAAAAGACGTCCATTTCAAAGTTGACGGCGAAGAAGTTAATAAGATTACTACTACTTCTTCCGGTATCCCTATGGCTTACAATATTCAGCCAAAAGAACATGGGGCGCATCTTGTTGAAGTATATATCACGGCGGAAATTAACGGTTCCACGGTGGAATCTAATCATATTTACAAAGATGTAATTTGGTATGACCCTAATTCCGACATTCCGGTTATCGGTTGTATTTCGAAGAATATTACCGTTCAGCAATACGACACAGAGAATATCGTTTATACTGTATATGATCCGAAGACGGAATCTCCCACTGTAACATTATATGTTGATAACAAAGAAGTTTCTACGCTTCATCTCGATTCCAATACTCAGACTTGGCAGTATAAGCCGACTGATGTAGGATCTCATGTTTTGAAGATCGTGTGCAGAGGCGTCGAAAAAATAATCAACGTTACCGTAGAAAAACTGGACATTGACATAGAGCCTGTTACCGCTGGATTACAATTCGACTTTAATCCCATCGGCAGATCGAATAACGATTCAAATAGGTTATGGGTGTACGAAGGTAATTCTGATATCAAAATGACTGTTTCTGACAACTTTGACTGGGAAAATGGCGGATATCAGCTGGACGAAAATGGCGATCAGTATTTTGGCGTAAAAGCTGGCACTACTGCTGCCATTTCTTATAATTTGTTCGCAGACGATGCTAGAAGAAACGGTAAAGAGTTTAAATTTATTTTTAAAACAGAGAACGTTGCAAAAAGCGATGCTACATTCCTAAGCTGTGAATCTGGCGGCATTGGTTTGCAGATGAATGTACATGAAGCATATATCAAATCGAGCGCAAAGTCTCTGTATGTTCCATATAGCGAAGAAGACATCATTGAGTGGGAATTCAATATTGACAATAGCGAATCTACTCCTATCGTAATGTCCTACGAGGACGGAACGCCTTGCAGACCGATGAGCTACACAAAGGATTATTCTTTTACACAGGAAAATCCCGTTGGTATTACAATTGGTTCTAACGATTGCGATGTAAGAATTTATCGCATGAAAGCTTACAATAAGAGTTTAGACTCAAAAGCCATTTTGAACAATTTTATTGCAGATGCTAGAACAGCAACTGAGATGATTGATCGTTATAAAAGAAACCAGATTTACGATGAGAATCAGGCGCTTACTCCTGAACATCTTGCAGAAGCATGTCCTGATATGAGAATTATCATGCTGGAAGCTCCACACTTTACAAATAATAAAAAGGACTTTGTAAAAAATACGTCCATTGAATGTATTTATAAAAATGGAGATCCAGTTTTGGATAACTGGAAATTTGAAAATGCTTATCACAGCGGACAAGGTACTACTTCAAACGAGTACGGTGATTCAGGAAGAAATATTGACCTTATTTGCTGTTTTGATGGAATTCATCAAGCCACAAGTAAAATTCCACTAGATCCAGATTATAAAACAATTTTAACTCTTGGAGACGGAACAAAATACGAAGATGGTACTGGTACGGTTTCATTGACTAGGACTTCTGTTCCGAATAAGTGGTTCAATGTAAAAGTGAACGTCGCCTCCTCTGAAATGGTAAATAATGCATACGGGCAGAATAGATATAACACTTATCTTCCATATTCAACTCCTGCTACTAGGAGAGATTCGAAAATTAAAAATTCTATGGAATTTGTAAACTGTGTTTTATTCATTAAAGAGAGCGATCCAGATGTATCTACGCATAGGGAATTTCAGGATTGTGAATGGCATTATTACGCACTCGGTAACATCGGAGATTCAAAAAAGACAGACGTAACAAGAGCTTATGATCCAGATGACATGAAAGAATTTTGTGTCGAAATAAGCGACAATACTCTTGCAAACTCCACATTTCAGACCGGTGTTAATAATTCAGATGGATCAATGAAATATCCAATCAGCAAATCAGAATGGGCAACCGGAAATGTTGCTTATGATGCACTTTATAATGATTGGGACGGATCATTTGAATTTAGATATGATTGTTGCGGCGATTCTAAAGATGGTGATCCTACATCCACTGATGAAATTAAAGAACAGATTAGAGCAAATAATCGTCAGATCTGGAGAAGTTTCTATGAGTTTGTAATTACATCGAGCAACGAAGAGTTTGTGAATAATTTGAAAAATTGGTTCATTGTAGATTCTGCTACATATTTTTACTTATTCATTCTTAGATATACGATGATTGATAACAGAGCTAAGAATACATTCTGGCATTGGGCAAAACATTATATCAGCACGTCCGAAGCCGCTGAGATGGGTGATAAAGCAAAATATTATACAATTGATGATGAAGCTTCTGGGATCAATAATGGATACCGATTTGATTTCTGGGCTTATGATATGGATACGGAACTTGGAATCAATAATTCGGGCGAGCTTACTATGACTTATGGCAAAGAAGATACTGACTATCGTACTGATGGAGATCCGTCTTCTGGTTATATTTTCAATGCCGCTGATTCTGTGTTCTTCTGTAGAATTCGTGAACTTATGCAGAGTCAACTCCGTACCATGTATCAGACTTGTGAATCTAAAAACTGTTGGAGTGCAACATCTCTCATCAGTCAGTTTGATGAAAAACAGAATGAATGGTGCGAAGAACTATGGAGATTAGATTACGTAAGAAAATACGAACGTCCTTACAGAAATGGCAACACACGTTTCTTAGAGCAAATGATGAATGGTAAGAAGAAATATCAGCGTAGACAGTTTGAGCGCGATCAGGAAGTTTATATGGCAACAAAGTTTTTGGGAACTACAGCCACCTCTGACCAGATTATGTTCAGATGCAACACTCCTGTTGGAACTGCTGTGAAACCTGATTATACTCTTCATCTTATTCCATATTCGGATATGTATCTATCTGTTATGTTTGGAAATTCTTCGGCTAAACAGATTCGTGCCAAAGCAGGGCAATCATATGATATTGCGTGCCCATATGATAGCATGGACGATACGGCTGTTCTTGTATATGCAGCATCTCGTATTCAATCTATGGGAGATGTATCCACATGTTACATTCATGACAATGACTTTTCTAAAGCTGAAAGACTAAAAGAGCTTATCATTGGCAATACAACTGAAGGATATTCCAATGCTTTCTTAACAAATCTTGTTATTGGAAATAATAGGTTGCTTGAAAGATTAGACATCAGAAATGCGCCCAATCTTACAACCAGCTTAGATTTTTCCAGGTGTCTAAATTTGAAAGAATTATATGCGACAGGATCTGGATTAACCGGGGTTTTATTTGCAAATGGCGGCAAAATCCAGACTGCACTATTGCCGGATACGTTAGTCTCCATCAATATGCGTAGCTTAAAATATCTTAACAATTTATCCATTGCCGGATACGACAAGATCACGACGATGATTGTTGAAAATTGCAACACAATCGATTGTCTCGACATGCTGAACAAGGCTTCAAAAGTGAGCCGTGTTCGCATTATGGGGGTTACGTGGGATTTAAGTGATACTTCTATTCTGTCTCGGCTGTATAAGATGGGTGGTATCGACAAAAATGGATACAATACTGATCGATCTGTTCTTACGGGCAAAGTTCATGTTCCCGTTATGAGACAAAAAGAACTGGAACGCTATAACGAGGCATGGCCAGACCTTGTGATTACTTATAACACGCTTGTTGAACAGTTTGCTGTAACATTTAAAAATGATAACGGAGACATTCTTGATGTTCAGTATGTAGATAAAGGCTCAAAGCCAGTGGACCCTATTACACGGGAAGAAAATCCTATTAGCACTCCTACAAAGGAAAGCAGTGTAGAGTTTGATTTTACATTTAACGGATGGGATTCCAATTTGGTTGCAGTTTTTCAAGATCTTGTTTATACAGCAACGTACACGTCTTCTATTCGCAGATACACCATTCGGTATATGAACAATACACAAGTGCTAAAAGAGGCGACAAGTGAATATGGAACTGTTGTGTTGTATGATGGGGATATTCCTACTTACACATCGGAAGAGGCAGCTTTTAAATACTATTTGTTTAAAGGTTGGGATAAATCTGGTCTTGTAGACGGAGATAAGGATATTAAAGCGGTGTATGACTCATTCGAGTATTCTACAGGGTATTTTGACGGCAAAGAACTGGATCAACTTCGTCCTGTTGAGCTGTATGCCATGTTGAAAGTCGGTGTAGAATCAAATTATTTATCCGCAAAAGATTCTTTAACTATACAGCTCGGAAACGATTATTCTTACGCAGACGTAACAGAGAATATTCTGATCGATTCCAAAACAGAATTTACGGGTAAAAATTACGTTGATACCGGTGTAAAACTCTTCGACGAAGATCGTGATTTTGTGTTGGCGATTGATTACAAGTTTTCGAACAATTCTAAGAATACGAATGTGTTGGCACAATGTTTCCAGGCGGACGGAATGAACGGATTCCGGCTATGGTATAACGATGGAATTAAGGCGGCGTGGGGAACTGCTGCTACTTCTGCCGGTACCGTAGAAAATAGAGAAATTCTTGTCGTAAGACATAAAAAGGGAGACAACTCTCTCTATATTTACAACTCTAACCTGATTGGAGACGGCGATGCTCCTACAGTTGTTGAATTAAGTAAAACGAGGTCTACTCTTGCAGATTCCACTCTAGTTTTTGGTTGCGCCAAAGCAGATGATGGTGCTTATGAAAACTACGGTCTTGGAACAATTTACTGGTCAAAACTGTGGTATTTTGATCTCGGTGAGGATGCTTGTAAAAATATTGCAATGTGGCCGCATGAAGATTTGAAGTTGGAGATTTCTGGATTTAAGAAATATTATCTTAGTAATAATAGCGGAAAAAGATCGTCTCTGACACTTCTAGCTTCTCAGCTGTTATCCGTTTCGAAGTCTATTGGTCGCAGCACGTCGAACACCGGAGGGTGGAATGCGTCGATTCTTAAATCATTCTTAGACTCCAGATTGTTAAGGGCTGTTCCTGTTCAATGGAGACAACTTATTAAGCAAGTCAAAGTAAACTCTTCTGTTGGCAATATGTCTACGGAGATAGGCAGCGCTGACAGTTATATTTATATTCCCTGTGCTATAGAGTTGAATCCTACTATGACAGAAGAACCGTACTGCTACGAAGGATCTGGAATTGAATATTTTACCACAAACGCATCCAGAATATGTGCGACTGAGGACGGCGTTGCACATGAATATCTTACAAGATCTCCAAACGCAAGCTACACGGATTATTACTACCATGTTCAAGAAACTGGTTCTCTGTATGGCTATTATTACGCATATAACCAGGCATATCTAAGAATCATGTTTTCAATCTAAAATATCGGAGAGTCGCAATTTGGTTTGCGGCTCTCTTCTTATACGAGGAGGACTCATTGTTTTACAAAGTAATGCAAAACGGAAAGGTCGTAGATATTTTAGATAGGCTTGTCTTTTTAAAATTCCAACCGAAACATAATATTATGGTTCATTGCGATGAAGACAATGCGCAGGCAATCTTATCTTCAAACCAAAATACTATTTGGCACGTAGATACTTTACGAAAAACTTCTCGCGAATTCGAAACTGTATCTTTGGTTGAAATCACAAAAACTGAATACGAGCAGTTAAAAGCGTTGAACGGAAAAACTCCGCAGGAAATTATTGATGCTTACACTTTATCACTGCTAGAAAGCGGGTTGCTATGACAGAATTTATCGAAAGCTTAAAGCGTTTGTATAAAGATCGGATGATAGCAGACGCAGTTTTAAAAAGACTTTTAGAATCAAAAAAAATATCTAATGACGAATTAAATTATATCAAAGGAAAGGAGGAATAAACGGAATGTATACAATTTTAGTTACAACTAATAATGAAGCCATTGTTAGCACACCGGATCAGCGAATTATGCAGCGCAGCAAATTAGTGGATACACTTCATATTCTTGTAGCTCCTACATACAACGGAATCAGCATGTCTGATTGCACTGTTTTGATGGAATACAAATTGCCAGTAAGTCAAGAAGCTCGTTCCGAAATTCTCTCTCTTTCCGACGAACTGTATAAAGAAAATCTGGAATATACACTGCCTCTTGATACCTATCTCACAAAGGAAGCTGGTAATGTTGAGATCCAACTTACTTTTCTAAAAAATGAGATAAATGCAGACGGCAGTATTACTCAGTATTCAAGAAAAATCAGCCCTTGTTTTTTGAATATTATTCCAGTTGCCGCATGGAGCAATATGGTTCCAGATGCGGAACTTGCAGCAATTGATCAGCGAATTTTAAAGCTTGATGCAATTGCGAATCAGTTGGCTGATACACAAGACGCTGTTATTGATACAAAAGCTGACGACATCTCCTACGAGGGCAACACTATTCAGCTGCTTGCAAATGGCAAAAAGATTGGCACGAGTCATATTCTTGATCAGCAGAAAGAATTTGAAGTAGTTGAATTCGGTGGCAATTCCGACGCCGATTCGGATGACGACGATTATACGTTGGTTGAATTTTAATTGGAGGGTGGTCGTATGGCAAAGAAAAAATACAAGCTTGGTTGGGGTGATGAAAGTAAAATCTCTTCTGCCATTAGCAGCGGATTGCTAGATGGCGGCGATCTCGTTGTTACGAAAGATACTAAGCGAATCGCATTTATCGATCCCAGCACTGAATCAATACACTTTTTAAAAAGCAAACTACTCTCTTTTGATTCTGTTCAGGACGCAAAGGATTATGCCGCGTCCGACAAGTCAGCATATGCAGGTGAATTGATCACCGTGTTAGTCGGCGGAAAACAGAAAACATATAGACTACAGGCTGCAGAGTCCGGCTATACGATTGAAGACATAGAGTCCGGAACTTCCGGTTCAAAACAGTATGTACAGGTTTCTGACGCATTCCCCACTTCCGGACAGGAAGAAGGCGTAATCTACATTGTCGGTTCTGTTGGCAAAATTTGGACTGGATCGGAATGGAAAGTAATCTTTGAGGATATTTCTTCTATTGAAGAAAAATTAGACAAGAAGGCAAACGTTGAGAATCCAGACTTCACAGGCATTCTTTCTGTAAACGGCGAAGAAGTCGCCCTGAAATCCTACGTCGAGAAACTGGTAGCCGGTGTTTCATCCTTCACGACTGGGAAAGTCAATTTAACAGATGGGTTGCCATTGACCGGATATAAAGCTGGGCAAATCTGGTATATTACAGAAGATGGAACATATGCAGGACAGAAATGCGAATCCGGCGATTTGATTATTTGTGTAAATGATTGCAAAGATGCGTATTCTGATGACGATTTCATTGTAGTTCAGGGCAATATTGATGGTGCGGTTACTGGCGCCAAGTCTTCTGCCGATGGCGAACTGGTTATCTTTTCAGGCGTATCTGGAAAATCAATTAAAAATTCCGGAATCAACGTTGACGCACTGGAAGACGCAATCAATAAAGCGCATGAACATGCAAATAAAGATATTCTCGACTCCTTTACAAAAACGCAGGATGAGATCCTTCAGGAGTCTGAAGATACTATTAGTGCCGTATACGAAGAAGTTTGCAATAGACTGATTCATACTGAGCCATATGCGGAAGGAAACTATCTATACGCAAATGGCCATGGTCTAACTGTTGAATCTGTAGATGAAAATACAAATAAGGCGATTTATTATCTCAGTGGTCAGAAAAAAGAGATCACGTTTAAAACTGGCGGCGTAATTATTGGCGGCGCCAAGAATGACAATTGCCACTCCTCTTCTATTGTCATGAATAGTGGAAACGTGGCGATTATTCATGGTGGATCTTATGGTGACGGCGACGTTGCAGACGTCAACATCGTTGTGAACGGTGGAACTTTAGAGGCGATTTACGGCGGCGGTATGCCACAAGTAAAAGAGTCTGGTTATGCGAACCATGTTGGGCACGCCAGAATTATCGTAAATAATGTGTCTGGAACCTCTCAGATTTTTGGCGGCGGATATTCGTATGCCACTGTCGGAACGTCTGAAATCATTGTGAACAACGGCAATTTTACATATATTACCGCTGGCGGTTCTAACGGGTATACTTCTGATTCTTCTGTTGAAGTGAATGGCGGAACTGTACAGTGCGTACAAGGCGTTAATCGTGGAATTGTTGGACGGGCAAAAATCACGATCAATGCAGGAACAATAACTGCCGTATACGCAGGCGTTGAACCTGGAGGTGAAGCTACCGGATCGTTCGGACACACAGAGTTACATCTTAATGGTGGAACTATTCAAAAACTGAGCAAAGGATTAAATAATTCAGAAGACTACGATGCTTCTACTCATGTTTCTGGCGAATACAGGGCGAACGTCGTAGATGCGGGATCTGCTCAAGCCCTTGGATTGAACCTTGCAACTCAGATTGTGCGAAGCGACGTAGAAACCGCTAAAACCGAAGCCGTTGACGAAGCGAAAAAGTATGTTGACTCTGCTATCACTTTAATTGAATTTTAAGCGAGGTGCACATGGCAGATAGAGTTATTTCTGTGATTGGCACTGTGGCAAATAAGTTGCCGGATTTGCCAATCAAAGACGGACAAATTATTTTTGTAAAAGACAAGAAAAAGGTTGCGCTTGACCTAAATGGGAAGAGAACCTTTTATAACGAAATCGTTACATTTGAAGAAGATCAAGAACGTTTGGATTTACTAGCGCCCATCAATGGGTGCTTTTATTTTGTCATAAAAACTGCCGTTCTTTGGTTTTATCAAGACAAATGGATACAGGTAACTACTGCGCCGGAAGAAGTTGTTTTCTTTGGTACGGAAGTTCCTGAATTGGGTAAGGCAAACACCTTATATGTAAACAAAAGAAAACGAAATATTTCTGTTTGGGACGAAAATACCAGCTCTTACATAATCGTTGGAGAGGCGGCTGATCTCGTCACAAATGAGGATATTGATAAATTATTTTAAAGGGGATTTAAACTACATGGCTGAAACAATTAAGAAATATGTAGACCAAGCTGCTCTGGAGCACTTAATTGAGAAGTTAGGCGTTAGAGAAGATCAAAAGGACGCCACAGTATTAGCTTCTGCGAAAACCTATGCTAATGGTCTGGCTGACAATTACGATCCTGCTGGCAAAGCGGCTGAACTCGTAAAGGCTCTGGAAGATGGCCAGGTCAAACTGAATAAGGAAGTTATTGCGAAGCTGGATGGCGGCGCAGACGTCGAAGGCTCTGTAAAGAAACAGATTGAAGATGCTAAAACCGCTCTGCGTAAAGAGATTACAGCTAGTGGATATGACGATAGTGCTCTGAAGAGCCGTATTTCTGCTAACGAAACTGCTATTGCTACTCTGAACGGAACTGGTGCAGGATCTGTTTCTAAGACTGTGGCTGACGCTATTGCTGGCATCGTTGCGGAAGCACCGGAATCTTTTGATACATTAAAAGAGATCGCTGATTGGATTTCTGGTCACAGCAGTGACGCTGCGACTATGAACAGCAGCATCAAGGCTAATAAGGCATCTATCGACGCTCTTGCTGCATTAGTTGGAACACTGCCTGAAGGAGAAGATTCCAAGACCATCATCGAATATATCGATAAGAAGGTTAATAACGTAGACTTCTCTGCCGCAATCGCAACTGCAAAACAGGAAGCGATCACAGCTGCCGCTACCGATGCAACAACCAAAGCTGGACAGGCTCTCACCGATGCTAAGGCTTATGCCGACGGATTAGCAAAGAATTATGCAACCGCAGCACAGGGTAAGAAAGCAGATGACGCTCTGCAGAAGGCTGATATTGAGACTGGCGCTACAAATGGTTCTATTTCCGTAAAAGGAACAGACGTTCCCATCAAGGGTCTTGGAAGTGCTGCGTTTACTCCTGCAACCGACTATGAAAAGGCTGGAGCTGTAGCCGCTCTGGAAGCAGGACAGGTCGCAACTAACAAAACTAATATTGCAACCAATGCCTCTGATATCACTGCTGCAAAAGCAAGAATTCAGGCTCTCGAAGATGTCAAGTATACCGCCATCACAAACGAAGAAATTGATGGTTACTTCGCCGCTAAGAAAGAGTGATACAATGTGATCTATCCGGTGGGGCCTTAGTGCCCCGCTGATATTAGGAGGGGACACCGTGGAAAGAAAATATCTGGACTTAGATGGTCTGAAACGGGTCATTGAGAATAGCAAAGACCTGTTTTCCGAAAATGGACATATCCATAATACCTCCGATATTGCAAACTTAGATAATATCTTAAATTCTCTAGCAGAAAAACAGTCATATGCTGGAATTGTTAATTTCCCCTCTGTTGGGAAGCCCGGCAATGTGTATATAGATACTCTGGCAAACAAGACTTATCGATGGGATGATGAAAATTTAAAATATTATTGCGTTGGTAGTGATTATAACGATATCAACTTGATTGTATGCGGAGACTCTACGAGCGTGTAGAGTTTCTTTTTATTTGGAGGACACATGGCAAACAATACATTGAATACTCGTATTATTCTATGTAATGATACATCATTAAATTGGAGCACATCGGAGAAAGTTCTCTTAAAGGGAGAACTTGGCATCGAATTAACCGATGGCGTACCAAAGGTGAAGATTGGTGACGGCGTAAATAAGTATGTGGATCTTGCTTATGTTACCATGACACCGGCTGAAATTACTGCGGCTATTAGTGCGGCAGTCGAGGGTGCAAAACACACTCACGACAATAAGGACATTTTGGATGCTACCACCGCATCTTTTACTACCGCCTTATTAAATAAGTTAAATGGAATTGCCCCTGGCGCTGAAGTGAACCAGAATGCTTTTAGCAAGGTTTTAGTTGGCAGTACAACCGTAGAAGCTGACACCAAAACCGACACATTAACACTGGCCGCTGGTTCTAACGTGTCTATCACACCAGACGCAACAAACGACAAGATCACAATCGGCGTCGCCGATGGAACCACTGCCGCAAAGGGCGTTGTACAGCTTACAGATAGCACATCTTCTACCTCTACTACAACCGCTGCCACACCCAACAGCGTTAAGAGCGCATATGATTTGGCAAACGCAGCAAAAACAGCCGCTGCAAACGCTAAGAGTGCTGCGGATAGCAAGGTTGCAAGTGTATCTCTGGCAACCGGCACAAACAACGGTACTTTAAAATTAACTGTCAATGGTACGGCAACAGACAACATTGCAGTGAAAGGATTGGGTTCTGCTGCGTATACAAATTCCAATGCGTATGCGACTGCTGCACAGGGCACAAAAGCAGATAATGCAATGCCTAAAGCCGGCGGAACATTTACCGGAGCGGTAACTCTGAGTGCTGATCCTACTGCGAATTTAGGCGCTGCAACAAAACAGTATGTAGACACTCAGATCACAAATAAAATTTCAGCGTCTGACGCAATGGTATTTAAAGGCACTTTGGGCACAAACGGAACTGTGACTGCTGTTCCGACAACAAATGTCGTAAAGGGTGATACATATAAAATTATCACTGCTGGCACTTTCGCGGGTTCTGCATGTAAAGTTGGCGACCTGATTATTGCACTTGCAAGTGGAAACGTTGAAGCGAACACCGATAACTGGGCATACGTTCCTTCTGGTAACGAAAATGAAACCACGATTAAATACAGCACTACTACTCAGAATTTGACAACATCTGCTCAGACTGGCAGTATCACTCTGGGTGAGGCTGCTACGAAACAGGTTGACACCACAGTAGCTTCTGGATCTACAAAGCTGCCTACAACTGGTGCGGTTGCGTCTTATGTTGATGGTAAAATTTCTGGCGTCAACACCACGATTACCAACCACAAGAATGACGCCACTTCCCATATTACAGCTGCGGAAAGAACGAAGTGGAATGCTGCTCAGGCAAACCAGAATGCATTTAGCAGTGTTAAAGTTGGAGATAAGACCGTAGCGGCAGATTCTACTACTGATACTTTAACGCTCGAAGCTGGAGCGAATGTAACAATTACTCCAGATGTAGACAATGATAAAATCACTATTGCGGCAAAGGATACTACCTATACTGGTGGAACCGGAATTAGTGTTTCTGGAAAAACTATTAACCATTCGAACTCTATTGAAGCTGGAACGGCTGCCGGAGATGCAAATAAAATCTTAGCATTTGGCGGAACATTCACAATCCCGAGCGTTACTTATGATGCTCAGGGTCATATCACCGGCAAGGGCAGCACAACTATGACCATGCCTGCAACTCCTACCACTGTTTCTGGAAATGCAGGAAGCGCAACCAAGTTGCAGACAGCTCGCAAGGTTGACGGCGTTGCATTCGATGGTGCCGCAGATATCAGTCATTTTGGAACATGTTCTACTGCTGCTGGAACCGCAGCAAAAACAGTTTCTCTGACTGGATTTAACCTTGTTGCTGGTGCAAGAGTAATGGTTAAGTTTACTGTTACTAACACTGCTGCCAACCCGACATTAAATGTAAATGGTGCTGGCGCGAAGAGTATTTTCTATCGCGGATCTGCAATTGCCGCAGGATATCTTGCAGCCGGACGCGTTTATGAGTTCGTTTATGACGGAACGAATTTCGAGTTCGTTGGCGATATCAATGTAGATACCAACACTGACACTAAGGTTACAAATACTCTTAACCCAACCGCAAAAGCTTATGTAACTGGTACTACTTCTGCAACAACAAATACTGGATCTCAGGTATTTGACACAGGCGTATATCTGGATACAGAGGCAGGCGCTTTGGTTGCTACAAAGTTCAAAGGATCGCTTGATGGCAAAGCAACATCCGCTGGCACTGCTGATAAAGCTACGAATGCTACAACAGCGGCAAAACTGGGAACAAATGCCGGTTCTGCAACTCGGCCTGTTTATTTTGCTAATGGCGTACCTGTTGCGGCAAACGTGTCTACGGATTATGTTGTTCAGGGTGTTAATACTCTGATTTTAAACGGCGGAGGAGCTTGATACAGCTTCTCCTTTTGTTTGGAGGGGGACTGTAAATGGCTAACAAAATTTTAGACGTTATTCATGTGCAAAAACATGATACAGAGTCTAATTGGACTAAGATAAATCCAGTTTTGATGTCTGGCGAATTAGGATTCACCACAGACGGAGCAAATGCTGGAAAACACAAAGTAGGAGATGGTGTATCTAAATGGACTGCCCTCTCCTACGCGAAAGCGGAGCTGGATGCTACCGCTATGACTGACACCGAAATCAAAGATGTTTTCAGTGCAGTCTTTAAATAAATGGAGAGGTGACTCTCCTATGCCGCCATAGCGTAATCGGCAACGCAACTGATTTGTAATCAGTGGACTACGGGTTCGAGTCCTGTTGGCGGCTCGTATACGCAGCGTTCCCATAATTGGCATTGGAGCGGGTTGCTATCCCGTCGGTCGTTATTACGGCTTATAAGTTCGAATCTTATACGCTGCGCCACGCCGCAAATCCGGCTGGATGAGGAAGCAGTCTTGAAAACTGTGGGCTGTAAAAGGCTTTGGGGTTCGAGTCCCTATTGCGGCGCTGAAAGAGTCGTTTCATTGGAAAAGATGAGGCTCTTAAATGCTAGCGTAAAAAAATAATATAAACGTATTTAGAAGAGTGTACATTGCGCTACTACTCTTCTTTTTTATTGGAATTAAAAGGAGGTGGTCGTTGATTTGGCTACAGTGAAAGATGATCAGCCTGTGAAATTGACGGCTGCACAATTAAAAAGAAAAGTTGAAACACTAGACGAAAAGGTTAAATCTTTGAAGGCTGGTGCATGGTGTTATCTGTGCGACAGCCACAAAATAAAAGATAGTTTCTATTCCAGTACAGACCCAATGAGTAAAAGCGGATTAACACCTATTTGCAAGGAATGCGCCAGAAAAATTGCTTTACGCGTAGTCAATGGCAAAGAACAGGGAGCTACAAAAGATTCCGTTCGACTAGCTCTTAGATATCTGAACAAACCATTTCTTGAAAGAGTATGGGATTCAAGTATTCAGGAGGTAGAAAATCTTGCATCTGGAAAGGTGAAGTCGAATGTTTGGGCGGCCTATATACGCCAGATTTCTATGCCAAATTATATCGGAATGACCTATTTTGATTCCGATGGTTTAACATCGAACGAATCAAATAACGAAAGTTCAAGTAACGACATAACAGCGGATGAACTCGTTGAATCTCACGTTGGAATGGATACATATGATAGTTTTTTAAAAAACAAAAACGACGTTATCAGACTGCTTAATTACGACCCGTTCGAAAAGGAAGACGTAATTGATCAGCCTTTTCTGTATTCTCAGCTATTGGGCCTGCTGGATTCTGGTGAGGACGGCAACGAGGATATGATGCGCACGTCTTCAGCTATTTCAATTGTTCGTGGATTTTTACAGTTGGCAAAAATAGATGACAACATAGCAAAGCTGATGTCTGACATTAACAATATCGGAACAAATTCGGCGACAATAAAATCATTACAGGAAAGCAAGGCAAAAATCACATCTGTAATTACAAGTCTTGCGCAAGATAGCTGTATTTCCTTAAAGCATAACAAAAATGCAAAAAAAGGTGAAAACACATGGACTGGTAAGATCAAAAAAATAAAAGAACTCAACCTTAGAGAAGGCGAAGTTAATGGTTTTGACATGGAAACATGTAAAGCCATGAGACAGGTCATGGATCTTAGTAACGCTTCTATTATGAAAACGCTTAATCTGGATGAATCAGAGTGGTCTGATATGGTAGCGGAACAAAGAAAAATGATTACCGATTTACAGTATAAATTGGATAAATACATAGAAATATCCCGTATTTTGCTGAGGGAGAATCTTGATATAAAAGACTACCTAAGGGATAATAGCGTTTCTTTGAATATGAATCTAGTGAATCTCAACGATTTGTATTCGTGTTTCTCAGAGCTGGAACATGATGATCAATTCGAGGAATGCGACACGTCAGAGGAGGTGCCGCCCGATGAGATTTAAGGATATAGATGATTCTTTAGGTTTAATCAACTACGACGATCAATGTATCCAAGAAGACATCGTTTATGTAAAACCAGGGGTTTATGCAATGTCCACCCGGAAAATAGAAGCATTGGTTAAAATAGCGCATTTGCAGAAATATTATCAATGCAACCCCGTTAGATTCATCAACGATTTTTTCAACATAGAACTGCTCGATGCACAGGCATGGATTGTTCAGCAAAGCTGGACATGCCCAAACGTTTTACTTGTGTGCAGCCGTGGATTTGGTAAATCAACTCTGATTGACATTATTATTATGTCAAAGGATATGCTATTCAATAATTATTGGACCTATATTGCTTCTGGTTCAGGTAGTCAGGCAGAGCAAACCTTTACTACTTTGGAGCGACTTGCAAATGATAATATTGATACAATGATGGGTTCTACGGGATATATATTTAAATCCGAAGTTGAAATAAAAAACGCAGCCGGTGATGGATTTTCACATGGAAGCAACGGGTTTTCATATTCGACTTATAATGGAAGTTTTACGCAGACGTTGAATTCCAACGTTGATAAAAAACGTGGAATGCGTGGTAACGTAATTTTTGATGAATGCGGATTCCTTTCGGACGAAATGATGTCCGTGTATTCCGCTTTCGCAATCGTAAATAAGAGTTTTAAATCCGGTAAAGATCGAGATGGGAATCGTATTGACGAAATACGATTAAGAGCTATTCCAAAAGAAATACCAAACCAAAAATTCTACATATCTTCTGCTTCAGATACATCTACGAAATACTATTCTTTGTACAGAGAATTTTCAAAGAGAATGTTGATGGGCGACAAGGATTATTTTGTTGCCAACATAACTTGCGAAATTCCTCTGCGTCCTACAATTCACGGACAGGTCATGGCTCCGCTTTTTGAAAAATCCACTATTGACTCCGATATGAAAACAAATCCAGAAAAGGCAAGACGCGAGTATTATTGTGAGTTTACTACTGATGCTGGCAGCGATGCCATTATTAGGCGTGGAGTTATCACTAGAAATGAGGAGGTCAGGAAGCCACTCCTTTACAACGATACCGGTGATAAAAAGTTCGTTATTGCATACGACCCAGCACGAAGTCGAGACAATTCGGTTATTTTAGTCGGACAATTGTATGATTTTGAGCAAGTAGACGGAAGCAAGGATATACGCCTAAGATTGGTCAACTGTATAAATTTAATTGACGTTGGAAAGAAAATTAAATCACCCATGCAGACTCCTGACCAGATTGAGTATTTGAAAAAGGTAATATTGGACTATAATGCCGGAGCTGACGCATATGGAAACATTGTTGGCGTATATATCGATGCTGGTTCTGGTGGATCTGGAGTTAATATTGCGGATTACTTAATGCCGGATTGGACAGATTCCGCCGGTATTGTTCATAGAGGACTGATCGATAAAGAGTATTCTGCTGAATATATTAAAAAATTCCCTAATGCAGTAGACAAGATTCGTCTTATGTCTCCTGCCGGTTATAAGTCGGAAATGTATGAGGCAATGATTGAATTGATGAATCAGGATAAAATCAGTTTTACGGCTCAATATGATCATAAGGGATATTTAACAGTTTTTGATCTTGACGAAACAAAATTAACAAAAGAAAAAGAAAAAATTTCTGCCGAACTTAGAAAACAAAAACTTAATGAAAAGGAGTTTGAAGCTAAGCTGAACGAGGAATTAGGTAAAATTGAGTCCGTCAAAACAAAAACTGTAAAGCTCGATTGGCAAGATGAAATTGCGCTTGCAAATATTGACGCCCTAAAAGAAGAGCTTGTAAATATGGTTCGTAAGAAAAGGGATTCTGGTAAGGATTCATTCGAACTTACACCAGAGAAAGCCAATAAACTTCATGACGACCGTTCATACACGGCAAGCATGGTATCTTACGCTCTCATGTGTGAGCGCAGAAAAGCCATTGTTCAAAAGAAAAAAGTAACTCAGGACAACAAATCTTTTGTCAATCGACTTCCCATTCGTCAGCCGTCTCATAATTCTTCGTTTCTAAAAAAATCGATTTAGTTTTTTAATGGATAAAATTCAATTTAATAAAAAGGAGGTGTTTCATATATAAATGCCACAAACAAAAAAAGAGATGTCTGAAACATCTCCTGAAAATGCTGTTTCTAAAAAGCGAACTACTGCTGCGGAGCGAAAACAATTTATGGAAAAGTACGAACAGCAAAAGCGGAAGGCTGCGAAAAGTAATCAGGCTTTCAAACAAGTTCGGGACGTAACCAAAACGGTTCGGCAAACAACAATTAGTTCGTATAATAAGCAAAATGTTATTACCTACCTTCAAAATATCGACAGCTACGAATCTGAGCTTCGTGGACTCTCTCGTTACCTTTTTTATCGTTCTCAGGTATATTTCAGATTGATCATGTACAACGCTACGATGTTTGATTTGAATTCCAGGTACGTTGTTCCTACCTACGATCCAACCGCCGATAATGACAAAGATTCAATTCTTAAATCGTACCTCGAAACATTGCAAGTCCTGGATAAGATGGATTTGCAAAACAGCCTGTTACCGATGCGCATAAACAATTTCATAGAAGATGTTTTTTATGGATGCTGTTGGATTGACGACACTGGAATTTTCATCTTAAAAATTCCGCCAGAATATTGTAAAATTTCCGGCAAATATTTTACCGGCGATTTCTCGTTTAGCGTGGACATGAGTAATTATAAAAAGCTCGAGGATGTTCTTGAATTTTTGGGAGATCCACTGTTGTCAATGTATAAAGCGTATGGAGGAAATAGTAAAAACAAATGGCAGTCAATGCCAGATGAATATGCTTTGTGCACTAAATCCAGAATGGAATCGTGGGAAACTGTTGTTCCTATTTACAGCGGACTATTCATTGATTTAATTGGTTTGTTAAACTTGGCTGATGTACAGGCGGTCGCCGATGAACAGCAGATTTATAAATTGATTACAGCTACTATTCCGACGATTTCTGGAGCAAAAGATCCAGATGAGTGGGCGGTCAATATTGATCTTGCCGTCGATTATTATAATAAGCTAGTTGACGGTTTGCCTGATTATGTTGGAGCCGCAATTACTCCTATTCCGCTCGATACTATTTCTTTTTCGGACGATCAATCTACCGATACAACAAAAGTTCAGAAAGCAACGAAAGAACTCTTAAATACATCTGGCGGATCTCAGATACTTAATTCGGCTTCTTTAAGTAACGCAGAAGAAGTTCGTTCCGCTAATAAAGCTGATAGCGTTTTTGCGATCACAGCTTTGTTAGGACAAATTCAAGGATGGGTAAACAGGATGCTATCGTATCATGTTTCGAATCCTGCCAAGGTTAAATTCTTTAATGTGTCCACTTACACCAGAGATGCTTTTAAGGAGTCTATGCAAAAAGATTTGCAATACGGTTATCCGAACATCCTGGCTATCAATAGTTTAAATGGAATGAGCGAACTCGATACGTTGTCCATGAATTTCTTAGAAAACGACGTGCTTGGTTTGACAGAAAAATTCAAACCATTGACTTCTGCTGCAACTGTGTCCCATACGGATGGAGATGGAGCACCTACTAAAAGTGATACAAAAATTAGTGGAGATGGCGAGGCTAGTCGAGAGAAGCGTGATAACAACACATAACGAGGATATATTGGATGCGTGAAAATTTTATAAAAACGTTTGATAAAACTACCTCCGAGAAATTGTTATCCCTCGGATTCCAGAAGGTAGACGAATCAAATGGAATCTACACATTTTTGAATAATAAGACACTACTTTTCTCTAATGATGTAGACGAGTCAAAAATATTATATAGCAATATGCTTACTTTTTAGCCGCTCTCCTAACCGAAGCGGTTTTATTTTATGTAAAAAAAATAAAATTTCAATAGAAAGGAGGAGGTGATCAAATAAATGTCCATTATTAATAAGCGAATTTTAACTGAAGATGATCTACTGATGTTCTGTCAAGAGCAGAAGTTTACGAAATTTAATTCGGAAGACACTGGGTATCAGTTGGCGCTGAAAGTGCCAACCACTTTTGAAATTGACGATGCTGTAGACGATAGCCATCGTGGAATGATGAAGTTAAAAATCAGAATATTTCACACTGGACTTAATCGAAATAAAAGTTATGTTTCGAAGGCATCGGCTGAAAAGGCAATGAACACCATTGCAGATAGACCTGTATTGGCTGCTATTCATCAGCTTGACGATGGAACATGGGATTTCAAAGGGCATGAAGTGGAAATTGTTAAAAACGATAAAGGAAAGGAAGAGTTGAGATATATTGAATCTCAGGTTGGTTCTTTTTCTTCTACTCCCGCCTTTTGGGAACACGACGATGATTTGGACAAAGATTATGTATGCGCTTACGCCTATGTGAGCGAAAACTATACAAAGACATGCGAAATTATTCGTGCTAAACAGGGAACAAAGAACAGCTGCGAACTTTTCATTAATGATCTATCGTACAACGCCAAGGAAAAATACCTTGAATTAAACGACTTTTATGTAAACGGCTCTACGCTGCTAGGAAGTGAAGATGATGGTACGGAAATCAGAGAGGGAATGGAAGGCTCTCGCGCAGACATTGTTGATTTTAGCGTAGAAAACAATTCGATTAAATATGATCGAGATGAAAAATTGATCGAAGTCTTAGAAAATCTTAATAAGGCTATTTCCAATTTTGATAGCAAACCAAATTATTTTCAGAAAAAAACAAAGAAAGGAGGAAACGAAATCAAGATGAAAAAGTTTGAAGAACTTCTTGATAAATACGGGAAAACCGCTGAGGATGTAACGTTTGATTATGAAAAAATGTCAGACACTGAACTTGAAGAGAAATTTATGGAAATGTTCGGATCTGATAATGCGAACGCCGGAAGCAACTCAAATAATGGTGTTAAGGAGGGCGGCGAGTCTCAGCAATATGAAAATCTTGTTCGTACCTACGAGATTTCTCATGAGGATGTAAGATACGCTCTTTATAAGTTACTGGAGCCGTTTGAAGATGCAGACAATGAATGTTACTACATATCAAATGTGTATGATTCCTATTTTGTGTATCAAGGATATTGTGCAGATAAAATCTATCGTCAGAATTATATAAAAGACGGAGACAACGTCGAATTTGAAGGTGAACGAATTGAATTATTCTTGGAATTGTTGACGGCAAGCGAGAAGGCAGAATTAGAATCTATGCGTTCTAATTATGCAGAATTAAAATCGTTTAAAGATGTCACTGAAGACAACGCGCGTCGCGCTAAAAAAGAGGACATTATCAACGCAGAAAAATATTCTATTTTATCCAAAAAGGATTCGGATGGAAATTATATGAACGCAGATTTTGCGGAATTAGTTGCGTCTATGAACGATTATTCTGTTGAAGAATTTGAAACAAAAGTAAAGGTTCTGCATTCTGATTTTGTGGCTGAACACTCTTCTTTCGCCGCAAAAGAAACTCAGATTGAGAAACCCGCAGCGACTAAGAAGCTGTTTACTAATCCAGAGTCTAAAAACACCAAAACAAGTAGATACGGAAAATTATTTTCTTAATAAAATCCAGTAAATTACAAAGACAAGACTGCTTCGGCAGTCTTTTTATTATGTCCAAACAATTATAAGGAGGATTAAACAATATGGCTATTCGAATGAATATTGAGCGGCATCATGTCTGCTTCCCGACCAAGGTTCTTTCCGACAAGGTTGGCAGAGTTTTAAACATGGTTATCAAAAAAGATACAGATAACGGTACTGTTTGTGGAAAGGGTAAGTATGTAAGTTTCGATCAGTATGAAGTTGCTGATGCACCTACTGCTTTTGAGGGAGTAATTCTTGAGCAGGCCTCTGATGGAAATTGGTATGTGGAAGTAAAGAAGGTAGATCCGAACGAACCCGCTATTTTAATTTATGAGGTTCCTGAAATTGCCGAGAACTACAATCATATGTTCACCAAGACTTCTAACTTTTTCAATGAAGCTTCTGCCGCTAGAACTAAGACGGTTAGAGGATTAGTTCTTGGCGTAACCGATGTGTATGAACTGAGCGAAGACGCTTTCGATGGCACACCCGAAGCGGGCAAGAAAGTAACTATCGAGGCTGGAAGCCAGAAGCACAAAATTGGTGAGTAAGGAAGGAGGTAATATATGAAAACTATGAATTTTAGTGTACATGTTATGAACGTGTTTACAGAAATGAAGACTTCCTATGATGAAGTCAAAAATTTAATGTTTGATTTATACAGAGGGGAGCTTGAGGATGGTCTTTCCAAGAGAGCTGCTGAGGACAAGCTCCGCGAACTGAATCGAAAAATCTTCGGATTAACAAAAGATTCTTCTCTGAGAGAACGTAAAAGAGCATACGAAAATTATGGTCGTCAGTTCTTCGATGTGATTGAGGAAGTAACTGACTGGACTGTTACAACCGGTCTGAAGGAAAATGAATGGTTTAATGTTCTGGTTAATTACAAGAATAGAAAAGCTGGCGATGATAACCTCTTCTATCAGGAACACGACGAAGTAATTCTGTCCGTTGCAAGAATGGGTAAGAGACATCACGACACAATGCTCCAGAGATTACCTGAAGGAGCCACATACTCCGTTGAAACCGACGTTTATGGCGCAGCAGTCGGCGCAGACATCGATAGATATTTAATCGGTCAGGAAGACTGGACAAAGTTAATTGACGCTATTACAAATGCATTCGTTATTATGACACAGGAACTTATTCTTACTGAAATTATGGAGGCTCCTAAGAAGCTTCCTGCACAGGCTCAGTTTGTTGGCACCGGTGCTCTGAACGAAGCAAATAGAAAGAAGTTTAACAAGATCCTTCAGAACGTATCCGTTGCAAATGATAACGCAGAAGTCGTTATTATGGGCACAAGAGTTGGTCTGCAGGAACTTGAAGGACTCATTGATATTAAGTGGATCGCAAACTCCCAGAAAGAACAGGTTGCTGAGATGGGTAGACTCGGAAACTATGGTCCTTATACTTTAGTTGAAATCCCTCAGAGATTCGCTAGAAATGACGTTACAAGAGATATGTATAAGGATGACACTCTCTTCTTCTTCGCTTCCGGCGATAATAAGATGGTTGACATGTTTGATGTTGGCGAGACACTGATCGAGGAGATTACAGATCGTGGAACCGCAAATAGCAACATCGCTGACCTGATGAAGTATGAAGTTCAGCGTGAGCTGGGTGTTGCAACTAGACTGGGACGTTACTTTGGTGCGTGGACAATTACCGAAGATTAATTTTAAATGATTGATACGGGAGAGTGCTAATGCACTCTCCTATTATGTTGGAGGAAAGTTATGGCGACAGCTAGAACGAAAAAGGAAACTGTTGCTGGATCTGTAAAACCAGCTAACACTGCCGTAGAACCAAAAGTTGAATCGGCAGCTACTAAAATGGAACCTGTAAAAGAAAAAAGAGTATTCACAGATTCCGATTATGTATTGTGCCGCTCTATTACTTATGGCGGATTATATATTGGCGGGCAATCCGGAAATATGTACGAATTCAGAGACTATGGCTCCGAATGCGAAATCAACTACAGAGATTTGGTTTCTCTTATTCGAAAAGGATCTGATCACATATTTTTGCCGCGTTTTATCATTCTTGACGAAGATCTATTGGACGATTTCCCCACTGTCAGGAGAGCTTACGAAGTTGCATACACGCGAAAGGATCTGCTGGAAATTCTTGCACTTCCTACATCTCAGATGAAGGCTGCTATCTCGGAACTTCCAGAGGCAACACAGAATGTGCTCGAAAAAATGATCGGCGAAGAAATCGCAAATGGAAGTCTCGACAGTATCTCGAAAGTTCGAACTTTAAGCAATTTATTCAACTCGGATTTTAATCTTTTGAGTAGTTTATTTGTTAAATAATGGAGGTGGCTAAATGTTACTTCCATACGAAAAAATATTTTCGAGATCAAGAGGGCTTATTGATGATCCAAAGGAATTATCTTTGGATATAAATGATCAGATCGAGATAAACACAGAGAGGCTGCACAATGTAATTGGAGATCCAAGAGTTCGAAGAATATTTTCATCCATTACATTTGACGATGAAATTCAAATAATTGATTTTACGCTGAACAACCCCGTTGACGATGCATCTGATTCTGATTATGTTGTTGGTATTTTTACTATAGGAATGACAATCGAGTGGCTAAAGCCGCAAGTGAATTCCATTAGACGAACTTCTTTCGTGATTGGTACTGACAGAGAAAAGAAATTGCTCGACAATTATAAAGAAATGATTGAACAGCTTGATTCTCTAAAAACAGAATTATACAAGAGGATTTGTGATCGCGGATATATGTATAACTCTTATATAAACGAGAGGGTTTGATATGAAATATATATACGGGAAATTTACCAATAAACAAATTAAAGAAGCCGCTCTTGCAATGCATACTGATATCCATAGATTGCTTCTGCATAAGGATAACCACGTCGATCAGAAAATATTTGAAAACGACGATGACTTTCTCACATTTTTTCAGAAGGTTCTATATAAATTTGGTGGAACAAAAACGTTGTTTAACAATAACGGAATTATGGTTGCTTTGATGTCAACATTGCAGGCTGCTTACGACGAATCTGTAAGTGATCATTTTGACTACACTACATTTCGCAAAGCTATTTTAGATAGTCATGGCTACATCAAGCAAATGTTTGAGAATCAAGGAGGTGTAAGCAGTGCCAAGTCTGTCAACAGCAAGGCGTGTTGCTACCGCCAAAACAAATAATTCGAGAACGTTGGGACAAATTTATAAGGAAGATTCTGATCGGATTATGGAGTTGGTATGGGATGGTGATATTCAGTCTAAAATTGGTTATATCTACGATTATAAACATGACGATCAGCCAAATCTTAGAGATCATATGACATATGAACATACCACTAAAACAATGATTGATGTGAAGCTTATTGTAAAGTCGAATTACTCATTGGATCAGGATCAACCAGAGTTTTATTGTCAGTTCAAACCATCTCAGAAATTGGAATTTAACCAGGGCGACGATCTGTATTATTTCGAAACGGATTACCGTGAGAAGTATGGCATAGAATTTCCGATTGGATTGTTTTTGGATTTGCCAGACGATCGCGGTATTTACCGCAAGTGGCTAATCTGCGGAAAGGAAATTGCGAATCAGTTTCCGAAATATTTAATTCTGCCGATTGATTATCAGTTTATGTGGATTGAAAAGAATGGTTCTCACATTTGCAAGAGGAAAATGTGGGGAACCGGTAGAAGCCAAAAGTCGTAAAATGTATGCGCTTCACATTGGAAACAATGTGTCGAAAGCTTTCTAACGCTGGAAGTTTACAATGCCAATTACACTACAACGTAAAGATGAAATATGCTTAGACGTGAATGTTGCTGAAAGGCTGAAAGAAGTAATTGGATGGCATATGCTGCAATAAAAGCGTCGCAAGACGTGCTAAGTGCCGCTAACAAGTAATAATCAGCTGCCAAAACTCGAATAGAGTAAGGTTCAACGAGCATGTACCCAAGTGGGTTAAAGGAAGCCGCCTAAGTCCTTATGGATATGGCGTTGATGTGCTCTGAACTTCTGGTGATAAACCAGAGAAAATGGGATTATTCCTATCTTTATCAGATTAACGACCTGATAGAGTAACACAAAGATACTATTGGCGTATATACCGATCAAAAATTCACTCGTCCCGATAACCAAACAAAATGTATTCTTCCACTGAACGATATCACGGAAAATATTTGGTATACAGATGATGATAGTAAAAATATGCGTATGGTCGTTTCTGCTAAAACCAAACATCCTATTGTTTGGAAAGTGACCAAAGTAGAAAATCTTCAACCTATCGGAACGCAAACTATAACGTTTTATCAGAATTACTGGAATTCACACACGGATTTTATTGAAGAAGAAAATGGCAAAGTTGTTGGGATGTGGGCAGATTATTTTGATGCAAATATTCCACCGACAGACCCTGAGATTCCTGATTATGTCCCCTCTCCTATTACCGCAAAACTCTCCGCTTCTACTACTTTCATCAAGGCTGGCGGAAGCTATAAATTGCTCACGGTCAACATGTATGACAAATCAGGAGAAGATGTCACGTCTGAATATTCTGACGCAACATTTACCTGGACTTGTAATGTAGAAAACAATGATTGGACAGATAAAGTAACATGGCGGAAATGTACTGATTTCGACCAAACGAAATTAAAGTTTCCTAGCGACACTTCGCAGCTTGGTAAAGCTCTAAATATCAGTTGTACGATCAAGCGTGGAGACACTGAAATTGTTTCAGAACCGTTACTCTTGAATATATCGGAATAAAAGGAGATTTTATGGCAGAACAACTTTTAACAAAGGACGATGTTCTTAATAAGCTCAGGGCGTATGGGAAAAATCCGGATGACGATGTTATAAGGATAAAAAAACAGATTAGACACATTCTGCTGCGTAGTCCAGAACTATTATATGCACTCCATGTTAAAGATCTTGAATCCGAGTTGTTTAGCAAAGATGGGTCTATTAACTGGGAGTGGAATGCAGAAAAGGAAGAATTTGAACCGTTAGGAGAATGGGATCGATATGAAGGATCTGATGCTCCTATTCGTCCGTTTTTGTTTATTCCAAATACACAAACTGATGTAGAGAATTTTTTATGCTATCAGGTTGATACCGATGAAAACATTCGATACAATCCAAGCGAAAAAGTTTTGCAGATTGTTTTTACGATCTTCGTACACGGGGGAAATCGAATAGATCCTCTTACCGGAATTGCTCGGCACGATTTGATTGCTGGCATTATTAGGGAGAAATTCGCATGGATCGGATTGGAGATTTCTACGACTACACCGGTTTATAATAAGGAGTCTACGACGGACAATAATTATGTCGTGCGGACATTAAAATATGAATGTACTCTTCCGAACGATCTCGTTGAGACGTCGAACGGAAGAACTTTTTACAAAAACAAAAGGTGGTGATTGATTGCTAGGGAATAATGCTTTAGTACAAAACGCCATCGAACAACAAGTCAATGAACAAGTCATCGAGCAAGATCAGCTCGGATTCAGCCCTTTAAAAATCTATTTTGGAGATGATTTTCAGGTCACAGACAAGATAACGATACATACAATTTCAATTCAGGACATTATCGATTATGGCGAAGTTGACCTTTATCGAACTCTTGAACCGTTCATTTCTAATACGACAAAATACAGAGTTCAGCTATGGGATATGGGCATTGATTGGAATAAGATATCCAATCAGGAGTTGTTTCTTATTCTTCTAAAAAATATCAATTCTCCGTATTCTATTAAATTATTCGGTGAAATTGATTTCTCAAAATTTATCCTACAGAAAATTGGTGTTCGGGAAGATGGATCAGATATTTTGAGTTTATACAGTCCAGAACAGGATATTGAAATCACTGAGGAAACGCAGGAAAAAATGTCCAAGTACATCCAGTATATGTTTGGCATGTATCCTCCGCAGGAAGAATTTGTAAGTGGAAAACAGTTGAAAATGGATTTGATTAACAATGACAGACAGAAGCAGATGCTTCGAAAAAAAGAGTTGTCAAATCAAACCGGCACTGTTTTATTGTCTCAGATTTCTTTTTGTGTAAATCATCCCGGATTTAAGTATAAAAAGGACGAATTAAGAGAGGTGAATTTTAACGAATTCATCGACAGTGTTCAAAGACTTTTAGTTTACGAATCTACTCATGCTTTGTATATTGGCATGAACAGCGGGTTTGTAGATACTTCAAAAATTAAAGACAAAGAACGATTTAATTTCATGCGTGTTCCAACTGACGGAACAGAAAACGCATGATTTTTTATTTTACAAAACAAGGAGGATTAAGATTATGAGTTTTAAGCTTGGAGACCGTATTTATAAAGAAATTCTTTATTTTTACACAGAAGATTTAACAAGCGAACTGCCCTTATACGTTCTTACTCAGTTAAGCGAGGCTACTGTAGAAATTACGGCAGAGTCTACTGAAGTAACAGATAAGAATGGCAATCTGGTTAAGAAGATTTGGAAGTCCAAAGCTGGTACTTTCAGCGCTACAAATGCATTTGTAAACACCAATATTATTGCAGCAAGTTCTGGGTCTACACCTATCTTTGCTTCTAAGGACAATAAGGTTGTAATGCCTAAGATGTTCCACGTTGCCGCAGGAACAAAAGTTAATCTTGGCGACTACGTTGAAGGCAGCGTAAAGGTTTGTCAGTATTTCGGAGAGGGCGCAATCGGCAAGACTTACGAACTGAATACAACTGCAAGCGAAACACAGTTTGCAATTGCAAGTGAAACCAAAGAACTGACTCTGCCTACTGATCCAGAAGCTGATGCATACTTCGTTAAGTATGAAAGAGAAGTAGAAGTTGGATCTAAGATTTCCAACAAGGCAGATGAGTTCCCTGCTTCTGTTCGTGCAATTATGAAGGCAACTTACTACAATCCTTGCAAGAAGAATGAGCTGAAGGCTGACTACATTGAGTTTCCTTCCTTCCAGGTTTCTCCTGAGACTTCTTTCCCTGTGTCCGCAGATTCTGCAACAATGGACTTCTCTGGTGATCTGGAAATTGATTACTGTGGAACCGATCGTGTTCTGTACAACGTTTACAGCGCTGACGAAGTTGACGGTGAGTAATTAAAAATGTGTGGAGAGTGGGAAACCGCTCTCCTATTTTTAAGGAGGTTGCATGGGAAGACCGAATAGAAAATGCTTGGTTTGCGGCAAAGAATACGAATTCTGTAGATCATGTTTTGAATTTGTAAATCATCCTGTTTGGAAGAATTTGTTCGACGAAGATAATTGCAGAAAAGTATTTGATGCTGTAAGTAATTACAAACAGAATGCAATCACCAAAATGGTTGCAAAAGAAAGACTGTCCGAATGCGATTTATCTCGCAAGGACGAATGGAATGATAGCATCAGAAATGATATTAATGAAATTATGAGGGAAGAGACAATTGTTGTAAGAAAGAAAAAGCCCGCTATTTTGAAAGATGAAGCGGTGCAAAATACAGAGACGGTTGATATGTGTGATTGATTTTAGGGATACAACTCCACATATAAATTGGGCTTGTATCCCTATTTTTTACCTTTTTTGGAGTGAAAGGAAGATTATGAAATATGATAAAGAATATTCCACTCAGTTTCCTGATGAGTTCCAATATTTAAGGAGTCGAGGAATCCGGTATACATTTGTTAAAACATCTCCAGAGGGAATTACCACTTGGAAATACAAAAAGACGCCGGAACTATTCGAAGAGTTAAAAAATTTTTACGTTAATAATGAATATTACGATTAATAGGAGGGTTTATGTATTTAGATAATGCTGCTACTACTCCTTTAACTGACTCGGTTAAAGAATATGTTATTTCGATTTTAGACAAATTTGGGAACCCATCTAGTCTATATAGGCTGGGTGATGAAACAAAACAGATTATTACATGTGCACGCAGAAACGTTGCGCAATTCATCAATGCCGATCCGAAAAATATTATATTTACAAGTTCAGGATCTGCAAGTAATACATTGGCAATTCGAGGATATATGGAAGCAAATGAAGCTGCTCTTTTATACTCTCCTATTGCCCACAAATCAATTTTAGAATATGAAAAATATGAGCCAAAAGCATATAAGCTAAAAGTTGATAACGCCGGAAACATCGACTTAAATGATTTGAAGGATTGGGTTCGTGATCGGCAGGAAAAATATTTGGTTGCAATTGACTATGCAAATTCTGAAATCGGAACAATTCAAGATGTTAAGAAGATTATTGAGATTGTTCATTTTTACGGAGGAACCGTTTATTTAGACTGCACAGGATCTATTCCTCAGATTCCGCTGGATGTGAAATCTTTGGATGTTGATATGGCCGGATTTTCCGCGCATAAGCTCGGCGCATTAAAAGGATGCGGCGTCCTGTATAAGAAGCCCCATATCAATCTATCTCCGCTAGTCTATGGATCTCAAGAGTTCGGCTATGTTGGCGGAACAGAAAATATTCTTGGCATTGCGTCACTAGGAAAAGCGGTTGAAGAATACGACTACTCTTCCATTACGTCTGAAAACAGAGATTACCTTTACAAAAATATCAGAGAGAATATTGCCGGTGTAGAACTTATTGGTGCGCTAAAAAATAGACTTCCGCTAAATCTGTATCTGTGCGTAAAAAATGTGGATGGCGAGGCTCTTACTATTCTACTGGATACGAATGGATATCAGGTGTCTACTGGTTCTGCTTGCAGTAGCGGGTCGTTAGCACCATCTCCTACTTTACAGGCGATTCAGATGAATGGAGAGGATCTGCATAGCTGCATCAGGATTACTCTGTCCGGAAAAGAAACGAAAGAAGAACTTGATGATTTTTGTAAAAAATTAAGAAGTGAAATTAGCATTTTGCGATCTTATGGCATGTAAGGTAAAGGAAGTGTTAGTATACCACAGAACCCAGGAAAAATTTTCGAACAGTCTATAAAAGAATCTGTGCCAGACACATGTTGGCTATATAGGCTTAGAGACAATGCCGCTTCTTTTGGCGGTGGAAACAATACACGATTTGCCAGCAAAAATATTTGTGACTACTTATGTCTTGACGACAAGACAAAAACCTTGTATTTGTGGGAATTAAAATCCACGCAAGGGACGAGCCTTCCTCTTTCAATGATTAGAGAAAATCAGATAAAAATGTTGAAAGATGCGAGCGCACATAATTTGATTGCTGGCTTTATTTGTAATTTTAGAAATAAAAACAATGAAACGTTTTTCATCGAAATCGGCGATTTTTGCGATATGATGGAGAATATAAATAAGAAGTCTTTTAACACGAAAGATTTACAGGAAAATGGTGCGATCTGCATCGACAGCACAAAAAAGCGAACCAGATATGCTTATGATATTGATGGTTTAATTAAAAAGTTTCATTTGTAGGAGAAAAAGGAATATGGATAAGATTTCAATTAAAAAATTTTGCGAAGAATATGAAAACATGGCAACCGACTCAATGAGAAAAATGTATTTAAAAGATCATCTTGAAGTCATTCATTATCTTCCGCTACTAACAAAAACTACTATGATTGATAATTTGACAAACATTACAATGATCGATAAAAATTCAGGAAATGTAAAAGTCAATTCGATTGTAGAGTATGTATTGCTTACACGGATTTTGGTAGAAAACTACACTAACCTAACCGTAGAATCAAAAGGATTTTATGAAGAATACGACGCATTAAAGAAAAGCGGTTTGTTTGATATTTTGCTTGTTGGAAACGATGCTACTCCTCCGCTTATTCCGTATACGGAAATTGCTGAGTTCAAGCATTTACTGTCACTAAAGAAACAGGATATCATGACAAACAAATATGAGTTGCATAGCTATATCAATGAGCAAATTGATCGTTTTTCAACGCTTTTCGATGCAACTATGAATCCTATTTTAGAAGCGATTGGTAAAAAAATCGAGAATATTCCAGAAGAAGAAATTAATAACATCGTTGATTTTGCTAAGAAAGGCGCATTCCAAGAAGTATAGAAAATTCATTTTTTGGGCTATTATATGATCATTAAGCAAAAAAAAGAAACGATATAATTCAGATACAAAACGCATAGAAGAATATCTTGATGATAAAGAATTTCATTCTTTGCAAGAGATTAAAGATTATTGTATGGACGAAACTAATCATACATCAATTACCGATTGTGTAATATTTGCGTTCACTATTATGGATACAAATGAAGACGTAGAAATAATTGGCTCGTGGAAACGAAGTGATGATGATTTCTATTATGTAGTTTTATATTATGGGTTTTAACAAACAAGCTCTATACGTGTCATAGCGTATGGGGCTTTTCTTGTGGAGAGCGACGATACTCCTCTCCTATTTCAGCAAATAAATAGTGAAATTTTGGAGGTGATGATAGATGGGAACTTTTAAATTAAATGATTCTTTTAAGAAAAAAATAGAAAAAGAATGTCAGGAAAAAGCAATTAATCTTGCGAAAGAAGCAAGAGAAAAATTAACAAATCAATATATCACCTTGTTGGATTGGTATTATGCAGATTATCAGCCCAAAAGAAATGTTTATGATGTTCCATATTATGAGAGGACATTTAATTTATATAAATCTGCACATAGGTATTATGAAAATTCCCATAATTCTAGCTTTTGTGGTGGGGTGAGGATTGACGCAGACGGGATGAATGATTATGCGGGCGCAAGAAATCAAGAAATTTCCGCTCAACGATTATTAGATAAGTTTATATATACTCCAACTCAACCCGCAGCCACATGGCATGGCGGCGACTGGCATGGCGGATATGGGAACATGGCTAGTTTTAGTATTTATAACGAAATTCATAAATATAGAGATGAATTATTGAAAGATTTCCAAAAAAGATGTTCTGTAAATTAAGTGAGGCGAAAATATGAATAAAGATGGTGTTGTAAGTATTGGCATTGAATATAAAAAAGAATTCAATCAAATGATTAGTGATTATGAGTCTACATTATCAGAAATGGCTTCCAATAAAACCATTTCTAAGGGTATGAAAGCACAGTTTGATAATGTTATTGCAGAACTCCGTTCATTTAAAGCCGAGATGGATAAACAATTATCCGATTTGAATGTTGGGAAAGTCGATGTTACAAAATTTGAATCATTTAAGAAGTCTATTTCTAAGAAGTTTGAATCCATTAATGGAGACATTAGTACATTAAATACTGCTGTATCATTATTAAACGAAAAGATGGATATGGTTGGTAATGGTATTGATTTATCAAAGGTTCAAAATGAATTTAAAGGGTTAGAAGATTATATAAACAGAACAAATAATGCTGTTGGCGAATTTATCAAAAGTATGGATATGCAAGGCATTCATTTGTTTTCTTATGATAAAACAAACCAGAAAGAAATTCGGTCTGCAATTAAAATGATTGAATCCGAATTAAAAAATCTTGACAAGGACTATGGGGCTAAATTTGAATTATTTGATGAGAAAGAAGCTCAGAATGAATTGGATAAACTTGCTACAGAATTAAAAAGTACAATGGATTTATTGGATTCTGCGAAGTCAAGATTATCTGGTATGGATGCATCCAGTGACATTTTTAAGAAAACAACTGGTGAAATAGCTGCTTTAGAACTTAAAGCTGCCCGATTAAGTGATACAATGGAAATTCTTTATGATACCGCTTCTGAAAAGAAATTTTCCATTGATATCACAGACGATAAAAATTTAGCGGCATATGATAAATATATTGATGAATTATCAGTGAGTTTAGATGAGGTTTCGCAATCTGCCGAAAAAGCAAAGAAGGAACTTTTAAGTTTGTTTGGAGATATTAAAAACACGAATTCAGTGCAAGTTTCTGACAAACTTAATCCTAATTCGGCTCAATTAATGACTGGATTCACAATTGAAGTAGATTCAGACGAGTTATGGAAAAAAATATCTCCCGTATTAACTGATTTGCAAAGAAAACTTAATTCTAATCCTGTTATTGCGCCTGTAAAACTGGTTGTTGCTCCTACTGCCGTCTCTCAAAACAACAATCCAGATCAATCTATTTCAACAGCTTATTCAAAAAAATATGCCAAGAAATTAGCACAAACAGGTGAATCCGCTATTATTGATATGGATGGTGTATATAAAAAGACATATACATCTATTATGGATGAAGCAGTTAAATGCGCCGAAGAATCTATAACAAAAATTCAAAAGATCTTTGAGAATACCCCAATTGATATAAAGTTACAGTTATCTCAAGAAGAATTAGATAAAATCAACAATTTTGTTTTATCCAACAAAGATGAAAAGAAAATAGATATATCTGATCAAGTAGACAAGGCTAAGACTGATGTGTCTGAGCTGAATGACAAACTTAAAGAAACAACCGAATTGATATGGGAAGCAACTCAGAACGGGAGTATCAAGTTTGATGGTGTTGAAGATTTCACAAAGCAGATAACCAATAGTTTATCAAGTCTCGAAAAACTTCAGGATATTCTTAAAGCGTTACAGAATGTTGAGATTACACTTGCCAAGGTTTCTGGAATTAGCTCTATCACAGAAATTGATAACCAATGGGAATCTTTAACGAAAAGAATCAATAATGCTATCAAGGTCGATGGTACATTTAGAAAAAATGCTAATGTTGATAAACTTGCAAGTGAATATCAGAAATATCTGGATATGGGTGGCAATAAAGAGTTATCCTCTATTTCTAAATTAAAAGACAACGAAACCGTTATTGATACAATTACTTCTAAAATGAAGGAATTGTCATCTCGAAAAATAGATGACTCTTCCGTTGAAAAAGCGGTTGACTCATTTGATAAATTTAAGTCGTCTCTTGATGATATTATTTCAAGATTAGATCATCTAATTAATCTAACAAAGAATATTGGTAATGCGTTTTATAAAATGTTCAAAGAAGCTTCTGTTAGCGATATAGATAAACAATGGTCTTCTATTGAATCTAAGTTCAAATCTATTGCCGACGAGTCTGGTAAGATTAATCTCTCAAAGCAGAAAAAAGATGTTCAAGAGTTAATGGAAATGTATCAAAAATATGCGAATGCTGGCGGCACGAAAACTCCATTCGATTTAACTGATAACACAGAAACCATTAAGAAATTAAATAAGGTGTATGGACAACTGAATGAAGCGAAAGCTCAAAGTAAGTCTGGCAACAAAATCATCTCTGATTTGAGTGAGATTGATGAGTCGATTGATTCTTTGGTAAATAGTTTAGAAAATAAATTGCCACAAGCAAGCAATATTGCTGCTACTGCTATGGAAGATTCCGCTGAGAGACAGGTTTTAGCACTTGCTTCTGTTGTAGACAATATCAATATGATTGTCGAAGAGCTTAAAAAGGTTAAAGGCGTTAAAATTCCGACGATTAAGATTGATGATGATTCTGATAAGAAATCTGCTTTAAGTGCAGAATCGAATGTTTCATCGACTTCTACAACGTCAGTAATAGATGATCAAATAAAAAAACAGAATGAGTACAACGATTTAGTTGCTGTCGGTTATGACAGAATTCGGAAAATGAAAAAGATTTCTGAAAGCGGCACAACTGGCTCTAATTCTGTTTACGATTTATTAAGATTAAATCACGAAGCATGGGACGAAGTAAAGGCTAATAATTTCTTCAATACAATCCCAGAAGAAGGCTTAAAAAGATATACGAAAATTCTTGAAGTCGTAGAAAAAATTGTACAAGAAATGGTACAGGCTTCTGGTCTTACGGAAGAACAAATCGTATCACAGCTTAAAAATATTAAAACTGCTCAAGGTGGTAGTTTTAAGTTAAATGGTGCTGATTCTGGATGGACACATTTTGCAACGTATTCTAACGGACAGAAAGATTCAATGCAGAAAGTAAATGGTATTACATATAAAGTATATGCTGCATTTGATGATATAAAAGACCTTAATCAGAATGTTGTATCTTCTATTATGGATGAGCTTACAAAAGCAGGATTTAAGGGAAGATTAAAAACAACATCAGGTTCTACTTCGTTTGGAGATAAGTTGAATGGATTAGCCATTACAGACCAAATGGTTGTTCATGGTAGTACAAAGAAGGATCAGGAAATAGCATACAATACGCTAAAAAATATGGGCTTAAAGCTTTCATATCTTGGAGGTGGAATTGATACACCTGATGGCTCTTTTTCTCGGACATTGGCAAGTGGGGAAATTAATAAATATATTCAAGGTTTAGAAAAAGAAGCTACAGTAGCCAGAGATACTGCAAAGGCAGAGCAACAGTTGGCCGACGCAAGAAAAGAATCTTCTACTGCTTCTATAGACCAAAAGAAAGACGCAATTCGAGTTAATAGTTCTTCTGCTACAAATGCTTCTACTTCTGCTATTAAAGAAGAAAATAGTGTACTACAACAGACTTCTCAGAATGCTGAAAAGGCTGCTAACAGTAAAGAGAAATTTGCAAAAGCTAATCAAGAAGTTAAGGATAGCGCTGATGCAAGCGTTGGTTCCATTCATGGCGAAAACAATGCTTTCGATCAGAATAAATGGGATGAAAATGTAAAAACAATTCAAGATTACATGGGTGCTGTTACAAAACTCAATAATCTTCAAGCAAAAGACAAAGATTCTGGAAAATATTCAAGTCAGATTGAATTACAGACAAAGAATGTCGAAGAGTTGAAACAGGCTGCTTATGAAGCAAGAGCCAACTTATCCTCTATGGTTAATCCGCATGACGTAAATATTGATACGTGGGATAAATGGCTCGATGTAATGAGGCAATTTGGTCAAGCATCTAAAGGTTCTGCTGAATCAGTTGCTAAGTTAGAGGATGCATTGAGAGATGTACAAAATTCACAAATCTCAAAATTTGAAGAACAGCGTAAGGCATATTTAAACAAACTTGTTGGATATACTGACACTTCTAAATACACATCAGATTTTATTAATCGTGCTAATGATTTAAAAGATGAAGTTGTTGCCCTTGAGTTCACAAATCCACAAGATATTGCGAGATTGCAAGAAATTGATTCAAAGATTGTTGAAATAAACAATGATTCCAAGCTCCTTGAAAATAAGCTTGTAAAACAACAATCTAAATTAGCCGAGATTGTATCTCAAATGAAGATATTTAAATCTCAGAATACGAATATGTCTAGTTCACAAAAAGCAGAATTAGATCAGATTATTAATTATGCCGAAACAATGCAACAATCTGGTAAAGAAGTTGCTAGTAAAGTTGAAAATATTAAAGTCAAATTCGCAGGATTAAAAGCAAAGGTTAATGAAACTGGCAAAGTTGGTAAGAGTTTCTTCGATCAGATTGGTAATAGACTTACGGATATGAATAGCAAGTTTATTGCACAATTCTTGAGCTGGGAGGACTGGATTAGGTATATTCGGCAAGCGGCACAAATGGTAATTGAACTTAATACCAATATTACTGAGTTGGCAAAAGTGTCTGAGCAAACAAGTAAACAAATTTATGCAGATTTTGATAGTTATGCAGATATTGCAAAAGAAATTGGTGGTACAATTTCAGACACTATTTCTGCTACTGCCGATTGGAGCAAAAATGGATATAGTATTCCAGATGCAAAACAGTTGGCTGAAATATCGCAGTTATATAAAAATGTAGGTGACGGAATCGATATTACAGCTGCAAATGAATCACTTATATCCACTTTAAAAGGCTTTCAATTAGAAGCTGATCAAGCTGAACACATAGTAGACGTGTTTAATGAGGTAAGTAATAACGAGGCTATCTCAAGTTCGGGAATAGGAGAAGCCTTGCAAAGAAGTGCCGCATCATTTAATGCTGCAAACACAAGCCTTGAGCAATCTGTAGCCCTTATAACAGCAACAAACACTGTACTTCAGGATGTTAATAAGACCGGTAATATGTGGAAGACGGTAAGCGCACGTATAAGAGGTGCAAAAGCTGAGATTGAAGAAATGGGCGAAGATACCGAAGGTATGGTTGAATCTACATCAAAACTTCAATCATTAATAAAGGGAATAACTGGCGTAGATATTCTTGAATCTGACGGGAAAACGTTCAAAGATATGTATACCATTGTTAGTGGCATCGCAGATAAGTGGTCAAGCCTTAAAGACATTGATCAGGCTGCCTTACTAGAGGCTCTAGCTGGTAAAAATCAGAGCAACGCTTTAGCTGCCGCCCTTAGTCAGCCCGATGTTTTAGAGAAGGCTTATAAAGAAGCCTCCAATGCCGCTGGTTCTGCAAGAAACGAACAAGAAGAATATGCCAAGTCAATTCAATATTCAATTGATGTTACAAAGGCAAAACTTGAAGAATTATCAAATGATCTCCTATCATCCAATTTCCTCAAGGGTGCAATTGATGCAGGTAGTAAGCTAATTGATATTTTAGATGGAATTGTAAAGAGTGGAAATGCAATTCCGACAGTATTTGCTGCTATTTTCGCAGCTCTTTCCATTAAAAAAAATGTCGGTAGGGATAAAACGTGTTCCCTCTTCTGTCATTTTGAATATGCCGACAACACACATAATTTACTTCGGATACGAAGGTTTAAAGTGTGTTATTCGTGAGATACACGATGATAAATAAATAATCGGGACAATAATCGGGAAATTAGGTACAACGATCTGGTAATGCAGATGCATCACTACTCTCCTATTGCGGCGACGCAACATGGATCGTAACAACGTGACGCTCCTAAAATCCGATGGGACAGATCTCTTAGAGATAAGCCCTCACTGTAGCGACAACTCCCACAGTAAGTTATATGCAACGATGCTTACTGAAGATGCGCTCGATACTACATTTAATAATAATGTCTGATCTGTAAAAGGATCAATTCAAACTTATCTTTGGAATGTTTTGACCTGGCTGTTTCACCGGGTAGATAAGATGAAACACAAAAATAAAAACCGTCATTCTAATTTTCTGATTTCACACATATTTTTCCAAAATTGTATATAGACATATCTTTCTGTTTATGCTATTTTAAAATTAAATAATATCACGAACAGGAGGATTTTATTATGGCAAGAGGACGTCGCAAACAAACAGCTACTTTAGAGGAGAAAATTGTAGAAATTACTTCTGAAATTGAAAATATGGAATCTACGTTAAAAGCGTTAAAAGCAGAAAGAAAAGATCTGGAAAATCAGCTTCGCGTGAAAGAACTTGACGATCTGGATAAGTTAATGAAGGAAAAAGGAATTTCGTTCGAAAAACTGAGAGAGATGATCGGCTAATTGAAAACAAACGTCCTGATCGGACGAAATTGAAGATGGGCAGAAAGGCTTCGTATTTTTATACGGAGCTTTTTTGTTGTCAAAAAAAGATGGATATTAGAATATTCGGAGGTGTTTTCGTGGATATAAAGGTTGTTAAAAGCGAAAAGAAAATTTGCCCATGCTGTATGGAAGAACATGTAGTGAAAACCGTTCTTGTTGTGGATCATACCACATTTAAAAATAGTCTAGTCGATTATGAGGCGTCATATTTCTTCTGTGATCTAGCAAAAGAATTCTATATGGATGAACAGCAGATGCGAGACAACAACATCAAATTAAAAGACGCGTATAGAAAAAGAATGAATCTTAATGCGGCAGCATTAAAATGAATCGAGGTTGAACAAAACTGATGGATAACGAAAAAATGCGGATAAGTATCCGACATGATTATTTGAAATCGAATGGAGTGAATGATCCGGTTAAAGTGGATATCTTCGTATCGGAAATATATTCCTTATTAAAAGAGCGGAATTTTTCGATCGTTGAAGCAGACGAAGTTGTAAAAGCTCTGTCATGCTTAATCGAAAATGATAAAAAATTGATTACGAGAGAGCCTCTCAAAACTGTTGAAAAATATAATAGAGAGGGTTAATCTCCTGCTCTTTATTATATATTCTCATCACTCTTCTGATCCAAGGAATAAAAGACCTGTCATCCGACAAGTCTTCTACTCTCCTATCCTATTTACCGTTTATTGAAAGATATTGGTATCCGGAACGTTGTGTTTCATTGGTTTTATTAAACATACGTTCTGATAGTATTCTGTCGATTATTGGTATATAATGGTAATATTAAATACTAATGATTGGGGAATACTATGAAGATAATGAATAAATACGAAGCGCTATATAGATGGTCCTGCCACAAAATGAAGATACAAGAAAAATTTGAACGGAATAATCAAATACACATTAAATATCCTCGTGGTGCAGTCTATACTTGCTATATGGGTGTAAATATAGGACATGAAAAAAGTCGTCTTGAAGCAAGACCTTGCTTAATTGTTTCTACAGATGAAATTAATAAAAAGAGTTCTAATGTTATTATTGTCCCATTGTCTAAGGAAATTAAATATAAAAAAGATTCTGCTACGGAATTGGCTTATCCGTGGCATTATGTTCTACAAAAGGCAAAATATAGCAAATTAACATATGATTCAGTAGTTCAGTGTGAAGACTTAAGATGTGTATCAAAATCAAGAATGGGCAAGTTTATTATGAAAATTGATCCAGAAGATTTAGGTGAGATAAAGAAAAGATTAAAAAGAACTTTACAACTTTAATCACAGGTGGTATAATATGTTCATAAAATATAAAACCATTATATATATCGCATTCCTTTGACTTAATGATTGTACCTATAGGCAATCTGCTTTACAGTTATTCTCAAAGAGTCATTGTTCGTTTGCTTATGACAAGTTTGAATTGGGATGGCATAATCCCGCCTATGAGTTTTATATTGATAAAAGAGACATCATTACGATGTCTCTTTTGTTTTGTAAAAAATGAAGAGCAAACGTATTCACACTTGCTCTTCTATTCTAATTCATTCTGGCGTAGTCGGAACATATGTTTTATTACTCTTCTACTCTGATTTAATCTAATATAGCCGAAACGTTAGCTTACCAAGTATATCCACAATTGTTACACTTGAAGCTTTTGTTGATTTTCCCGCTCAAAAGACCCCAAAATCCAACCGACGCAATACGTTCTGCTCCGCTAATTTTCTTTACATTTAGACTGCCACAAGTCGGACAAGTCGGCAAATTCTCACCATCGTTTTTCAGAATCATTTTCATATCAGCGCCTTTACTGAACGCACTTGCCATTTTCATTTGACGACTGATTTCTGCATTGCGCCGAGCGAGATCTCCATCTCTTGAATCAAAAAGTTTCTGATCAAATTCTGGTGACGGTTTAACAAGTTCTTCGTAAATCCTCTGTTTTAATGGAGTATCCTTTCCTACTATATCCAAATCACTCTCGTACATGTCTGTAGGAAGCTTATACATTTTAGATCTACAATAATCACATGTATGTTCTTCCTCTTTTGTTGAATGAGTCATAATGGTTCTTCCGCATTTTTTGCAATAAAAAATCATAATTATACCTCCCCTCAATTTTAATCATTTTATCATATATTATAATACAGTACAAGGTTTAAAACCCCCAAAAAAACAGTATGATATTCAAAACGTTTGACAGCGACATTGATAAAATGAGTTCTAAATGGGGTGTATTTGGCAAGTCATTTGCTGATATTGGAAGCGCTATTTTCGGAAGAATTAATGATATCAACAAAAATTTTCAATTGACAGATAATTTATTAGATGCATTCAATAATTCTGACAGTATATTCGAGAGATTGTACTCATCTTCAAAAATTAAACCGTTAAACATTGAAGAGTTGTTTCCGACTGAAAAATTGGATTCTAATTTCGATTTTTCTTACTGGATAAAAAGTCTCAGTGATATGGATAAAAATGCAAAATTAGGTACCAAAACATGGCAGGAATATTCAGACGAATTGGAGAATAGTCAAAAATGGATTGCAGAGTTCGGACAGGACACCGAGGGAACTATTCGTACTGAAGCAGGTTTGACAAAAGCTTATCAAGAAGCGAGGCAAAGTGCTATCTCATTTAACGCCGGATTGCAGAAAACTACGTTGGGGGCAAAAGCCGCCGAACTAGGAATGAAAGCGTTGGCAGTAGCCGGGAATATGTTTGTATCTTTCATGATCAGCGAAGGCATTTCTCTGATTTATAATTTTGCGAACGCAGAAAATGCATTGGCAGAAAAATCCTCTAAACTTGGTTCCGAGTTTAAAAGCACAAAATCTGAAATCGAAGGCTATCAGAAACGTATTGAAGAATGCAGGAAAACCATTGAAACCCAGACTTCTTCTTATTCGGATGTCGTAGATGCTAGGAAAGAGGTTCTTTCCATTCAGAATGAAATGATTGAGAAATACGGTTCTGAATCAGATTCCATTGATCTTGTAACGGAAGCAATAAACGGAAATATCAATGCATTCGAAAAACTAACTGCTCAATCATGGGAAGAAACTAAAATCGAATTCGATAAACACGACGGTTATAAAGGGTTAATCGTAGATAATTTCTTGAACAGAAATTACAACGGCAGCAATTTCGAAAGAATGATTGATGAGGTTGAAAACGCTTCTACTACTTTCAGTCTCATGGCGGAAAATACTGATAAGTATAAGGAATTTATCGACAAGCTGAAAGAACTTTATAACGCTGAATATACCATGACGGATCGTGGTGTTTCCAATATTACCATCGATGGAAATCTTGACGAAGTGTATGATAAGCTCTTAGCTATTAAATCACTAGCGAAAAGTTATGACATTGACTGGACTGCCGATTTAACGGATGCAATCAATAAGACGAAAAGCAAGCTTGATGATTACAAAGACATTTATAATCAACACGTTCTGAATGATATTATCTTCGGCGCGGGAAATGATAAATATGCGAGTGCTTTTAAAGAAGCGAACGATGCATATGAAAAATATAACCAGGCCGTAATAAACGGAAATGAGAAGGCTGCCGAATCCGCAAAGGAGCTTCTTGTATAATTCAAATATAAGGAATTCCGAGAAAGAAGGTTGAGAAAAAAATACCTCAGAGTAAAAT